CACGACAACGGGGACGGTAAGAGCAGGACCGACTTCTACCGCCACATGTCGGCGAAAGAGCCAATGTTCCGCGAAGAGGTCTCAACCGAGATGATCGCCTTTGAGTCGCTCTTCTACTCCGGCACAGCGAAAGGGCGTCAGGCGATAGAAGATCGGTCCCTATTTACGTGGGAGGACTTCGGGGGCAATGGAGCGCTCCCGCCCAACCACATGCGTTGCCTGATCAAGGGCCTGAACGTCATCGCCAAGGCCCTCGGGGTGCCGGTCTTCACTGCCGATAGAGTGCGCCAGCACTTTCAATACATCCACAGCAAGGACTAGAGGGATGCCTCGCAAGAACCCGACCCCCCGGAACCGAGACACAGATCGCCGACGCGACCTGCGCTGCTGCATCTGCCGTAAGCGCATCTCGGTGGACATCGTCCCCTGGACGGAGGTCACTCTAACGGGGGACATCCGGTCGTGGCACCCCGGCTGCGAGCACCTCCGCAAGCCAAGCCACCTCGTGGCTCAATCCAAGTAAACACCCCATCAATCAACTACTAACGGTGTGCAATTAGACGCACCAGGAAAGAAACAACCATGCATGTCAGGGAAATGTACATCAACGGAGTTATCACCGATCGCGCTGTGACCCTTGTTGCGCTCTGCAACACCGGGTTCACGATCGACGAGGCGGAAGTCATCGTCAAGTCGATCACTGTTCAGCCCCAGCAGCGCCAGCAGTGGACCCGTTGGACCGATGCCGAGAAGGATCTTCTCATCAAGTACCGGGCCGAGGGCAAGTCGCTCAAGGAGATCGCTGCGGCCCTGAACAAGACGGTCAAGCAGATTCAGTCGGCGGCTGCTCGGTTCCAACCCCAGATCAACTCCACGTACTACCCCAGTGCCTGATTGCTGGGGCGACTTCGACGACGCTCTCCGGGCGGGTATCGACAGGATCATCCTGTACGGCCCGCCCGGTCTGGGCAAGACCAGGGCTGCCATGTCCGCCCACGTCAACGAAGGTGGAGTGTTTCGGCTCACCTGTGCCCCAGGGATGACAACAGCGGACGTGGTGGGGATGTGGATGCCGACAGAGACCGGGGCTTACCGTTGGCACAAGGGGGCTGTTCTGGCTGCCAGGCACGGGAACGGCAGTACCGGTGGCCGGTGCGTTGCTGACGAGATTGAGAAAGCCTCCGGGGACGTGTCGTCGACCCTGTTGACGATGTTCGACTCCGCTGGGTCTGGGGGGTGGATGAACCCCTACACCGAGCAGATGGAGTTCCCGAACCCTGGGTTCTCTGTAGTGATGACCACGAACCTGGAGACCATGGATCTTCTCCCCGCAGCGCTCAGGGACCGTTTCCCTGTGCAGATCCCCTGTGACGTTGCTCACCCGAACGGCCTGAAAGCGCTTCCAGAGGACCTCCGCTCGGTTGCTGAAGTGATGACGAGAGCGAACAGGCCTCAGCGGCTGACGCTCCGCTCGTTTGAGGCTTATGCTGTCATGAGGCGTTCGCTCCCCCTAGACCAGGCAGCCAGGCTTGCGTTCGGCCCAGCGCTCGGGGTGGCGGAAGCGATCCGCATCGCCCAGTCGGCGCAGAATCATTCATAGACGGTGTGCAATTAGATGGAAACCCCTTTCATGACCCAACAGTTCCCTGCTCCAGAGTTCTTGGCCGAACGTGAAGACGTTCTCCCCGGGCCTTGGACAGTGATGAACGGGTACGGGTACCCCTTTAGCGATCTCCAACGTCGGGTCATCCACGTCCCTACCGGGCCGAGCCAGTGGAGCACCGTGGTTCGGGCGCGAGAGTTGATCAGGTCTCAGTTCTCCCCCCCAGACATCCGAGAGGCAGCCAAGGTGCTTTGGTACCCGGAAATGGTGGTCTGGGCGTGCGAGGAGATTCGACTGAACTTCCTGCTCGCTCACGCTGGGTATGACCTTAATGCCCTGGTGGACGGGTCTGAAGAGTTCCACGGGGCACGGATCGCCGAGGACGGGTCGTGGGAAGAGGCTGTGCTCTTTGCTTGTTGCTTCTCCAAGTCCGCCAGGGCCGAGAAGTTCGTTACCCGGATGGTGGACGACTGGAAACGGACCTTGACAGCGCTGAACCAGACGATCCAATCTATTCCGGTCGCTGGACTCAACTCCATCGCCATGAAAGCCAAGCACGGGCGCAAGTTCCCCCGGGGCTTCCTCAAGGGGCTGGAAGTGTTCGGGCCTGCGGTAATGCGGTGCCTGCGGTACACAGACCTGGCTGATGTCGCTCGTGGTACGTCCATTGGCGGTGTGCAATTAGACGACACTCAGGTCTTGAAAGCCAACCCTTTCGCCGAACTGTGGCTGGTGCCGCTCCCCATGCGCCCGTTCCCGGGGGCAGCGCTTGGGCGAGCGACAACCGCTGCGAGTTCTGGGAGAACGATTGCGTACCCGGAGCGCCTGGTCACCGACGACCAGAGACAAATCTTCGCTACCCAGTCGCCCTCGGTGGGGGGTGTTGTTGTCATCGACCTGTCGACATCGTTCCAGGTCACAACCGGTGACTTGGATGCGGTGCTGGGGGTTGCGCCGGGAGCAACCGTCATCGGGTACAGCCACGACCCGGAGTGGTGTTCGCCTGTGCCCTCGGTCCCCAACGCCTGGTTGCTGGCTGCTGGGGGCAACCGGTGCGACAGCGGCCCCCTGGAAACCGTCGGGCACGGCGGCAATGGGGTGGATGGGCCGGTCCTGCGTTACGCCCTGACGGTCCGCAAGCAAGGGGAACCAGTGATCTGGATCACCGACGGGGTGGTCAGCGACTACCTGGACGAGATCAACCCGGTGTGCTCCCGGGAGTGCGTTGGACTGGTCACCCAGCACAACATCCACGTCGCAGAATCAATCACTGACGGTGTGCAATTACTTGCCTCGCTCACTGTAGGCGAGAACCCCCCGATCAAGATCCCCTCCGCATTGCTGCAAGCCGCCACGCTGGCAGCGTAGGGCCTGTAAACATTGGGGTTTCCCCTACAAGGCCTTTGTAGGGTGATCTGAGCGACTCAAGCACGTTTTGGCATCTGTGTGCGGATCACCTTCGATCGCCAGCCGTAGCCCCAAATTCGGCCGCTCTTGAGGCTCCTAGTGCTTCTTGCCCAACAAGAGGACGAGGCAGGCGATGGCACCGACAATGCTGAACGCTGCCAAGAAAATGCCAACCGAACCCAAAAGCCCGAGAGCGCCGATCCCGTACTCCCTATCCAGGTGGTACGAAATCCCATACACCCCCAACGACCCAAGGCTCAAGAAGGCCACCGCAACGCTGAAACGCGCTACCCGGTCCATCACTGCCAGTCCCCGCACCGCTTGAGGATCTGGTGGATCCGCTGAGTCGTCACCTTGTACTGCTCGGCGATCACCGGCACCGACACCCCATGCTTATGCATCTCGCACACCTCTGCGTTACGGGCACCGTACGCAGGCCGACCACGGCCACGCGCTCCCCAAGACCAACCAGGAACGTTATCCAGTGTGGCCCGCAACGTCACCGGCACCTGGTCCACGTTCTTGCGGTACCGGTACCGGACAGCCGACACCCACTTGCCCACGGCCAGTTCGTTCTCGCTGTGCAGCACCGGGATATCCGTGTGCCCGTGCTGCGCCGCAAACCGACGCACCGCATCGGTCATGTCTTTGGTCCGCTGTTGCTGTGCTGAAAGTAGTTCCATGGTCAAAACTTTATCTCCGCTGTGCCGCAATTGCACCACCGATCGGCTATGCTGCAACTGTATGAACGACCTGTTCGCTGACATGATGAAGAACCTGAGCGACAAAGTCTCCGACGAGTACGCCCAAGAGGTCCAGCGCCGTTTGGAGGCTTCTGACCCTGTTGTGCTTGAGTTGATCAGGCTTTCTCAGTCGTACGCTGAACTCGCCATCGCTACGAACAACCAGCGGTTCATGGACATCGCTATGGGGTTCTTTGCTTCTACCGACATCCTCCCCGAGATGTTCCCCTCCACTCATTCGATCCTTGCGGGTTCGGACTCTTTGTGGTCTACTTCGATCGATGTGCTTCGTTCTGCCACTGACCCCTCGCAATTTCTTCCCTAGTGTCGGGGTGTTGTATACTTCTATGAATATTCATGCACCGTCTTGCATGAATATTCATGCACCGTCTTGCATGTGTATTCAACTCGTCTGGCCTTATCGGGGTCGCCTGGCTTTGCGGCTTGGGGTGAACGTTGGAAGATAAATCAACCGCACACACTCTTGGTAAAGAGTTTCTGGCTGAGCGTGACTCTCGGGTGTTTGCTATGCGCCGGGGCGGTACTTCTGTTTCCGAGATTGCGAAACGGTTCGGTATCTCTTCTCGGGCAGTGAATGCTTCTATCCAACGTCAACTACAGAGACTGAACAAAGAAGCGTTACTTGCTTATCCAGAACTTCTTCGCTTGGAGTTAGAGAGACTGGATACTTTGCAGCAGGCTTTGTGGCCTTTGACTCAGCACCGCAAGGTACGTGGCGAGGATGGCGCTGATCACCCCATTGAGCCAGACATCAAGGCTGTCCAGCAGGTTCTCGCTATCATGGAGAAGCGGACCAAACTACTGGGCATCAACGGCATGGTTCAGGCCGATACCCAGGATTCTACACCAATCCGTGCGGTCTTGGCGGACGCTGCGGACCGACCGGCTGCCGTGGATGAGTTCGATCCCGAGACCGAAGCCAAGCGCCTCATCGAATTGATGGGGCAGGCTGGGGTGCTCCCCGCTGAGTCAGTAATGGCTTTATTGGGTGGTCAGTTGGAACTTGAGGCCGCTCCCAGGGAACTGACCTACGATCACGATGATTTCATCGACGAGGAGACAGAGCATGAAGAAACTTGAACCGGACCCGGACAAGGAAAACGCTACACAGCAGGTCTTGATCCGAGCAAACCCATCTTCCCATCAGCGTTGGAAGGAAGCAGCAGAACTGCAAGCGGTCAGCATGTCTGAGTTCATTCGTGCTGCTGCGGATGCGGCTGCTGCTGAGTTGCTGGACTGCAACCATGATGTTCAGTACAGGCGCTGGTACCCATGGGGAGAAGCCTGTCTAAAATGTGGGGTCTCCCTAAGGGAACGAGCGACGTGGTTGGTTGACCCGGCCACATTTTCCCATGTGCGACCCCTAGATGGCAATCCAGCCCTCTACAACCGTTAGGATAATCAGGAATGGCTAAACCAGGACGCCCTGCTCGTCGGCCCTCCAACGGGAAACCATCGTCGTTGACGGTTCGGTTCCCCGCTGAGATCAAGATCCTGCTCATTGACCAGGCTGACGCAACAGACCTCAGTATCACTGATTACCTCACGTCGCTGATTCTTCGTGACGCTGGGGCGTCGGCCGATATCAGTTCATGATGCGCTAAAGGTTCGCTGAGCATTTGTCGCCCTGTGCGTGTGGCGGCACTAATAGCAGCACCCCGTCTACCAGGAAGAATGGTCGTGCGCCGCCTGGATAAGGTGGGGGCCGCAAAGGTCGTGCCCTTTTTGCGCCCCACCCCTACACCTGCTGCCTGACTTTGTCGATGCTGCGCACTGGCGATAAGAACCCACCTGAATTGGCAACTGCTGCTGGTTTGGGTTCTTCGGCTTCGTCGGTTTCTTGGGTTTGCGCTGCACTACTAGCGGCTTTGTTTGAGCATCTAGCCGACGTTGTGCTTCTTCCCGGGAAATCTCTCCACGGTTACACCCATAAGTCTCTAGGTACCATTGGTCAAGGATCTCTTGCATCTTTGGGCTGTTTGGTTGTTTGTTAGGACGTGGGTCGTCTCGCAGCATTTTCGTTTGCTGCTGAACCTTGTTCCAGTTCATTTTCGCCATGACGGTCTCCGCTTAGCAGTACGAAAGCATTATACATCATGGCTGCGGATTTTGCACAAGTTCACAGCGCGTTTTTCACTCGCGCGTACTTGGTCTTAGTCATTAGAGTTTGTTTTAGGATTCATCAACCTCTAGGTCACTGGACTACTTATTCCTAAAGATCCGAGTCGGTGGTGAAAATGTCCCCCCCTGCAGAAAAACGAAAGCAAAGTTGTGCATTGACAACTCTTGCTCACAGTCGTAACGATGAATCATCGCTTCTACAGGGAGGGGGGACATTTGGTTCACTGCGCTCATTCCCATGAGTCGTCGCGTATGGAGCCTTATAGTCCTGGCAGGAAATTAATCTGCCAGCGGCCGGGGATCTTCCGGTTGCTTTACTGGTTATGCGTCTACGGGCACCCCTTGACAACGCCGTCAACCGGATCGTACAGGCAGTTCAAATGCGGGCTGCCACCCCCCGACCATGTTTGACCGCCTGGCACGGTGAGCCGCTATATCGGGCGAATCCCGTCCACCGACCAGTGGAGTCGTTTTCACTTCTCGCCTCGGGATGGGCGGTGAGACTTCTTCAGCCTGGGCTTAGCCCCCACTACGTCATGTAGCGCTCCTGAACTGATTCCGACACGTTGTTTGGGCCTTCCAGCGGTGTCGGTGGCCCGTCGATTCAGCAACCCTGAGTTCGGCTCTCCTGCCTGGTGGTGTTCATGGCCGCAAAGATATCACGAAGATTTGCGCTTAGCGCGGTTGTGCTGAGCAAAAACCTTGGCTAGAGTATACGTCAATCAAGTACTACTGGGAAGGTTGACCATGACCAACAGGGCCGACAGAATGCCTCGGCAGCAGTTCTGGCAAGAGGACTTCATAGACGAACTGCTTGCCTGGGCAGACAGGATTGACAGGTCTCAAGGCGAGGCGGATTTCGTAATGCAGAGCGGGGCAGTGTTTGTTGACGCCGCTGGCGAGATCATCAACCTAAGTTCCATGAACGAGGTGCTGCAGGAGGAGTTGCAGCAGGCCAGGCTGAATCACATCACCACCATAGGCGAGTTACAGGATGCGGTGAGCGAGATCGAACGGCTGCGAGGCTTGCTTGCCGAATTGCTGACCGACAATGCGTATACGCTTGCCCCGTATCGTAAGGCACGGTATGTGAATCTTTACGAGGGGGGCTGGCATCACGATTCTTTGGAATCCGCCAACCATTTTGCCACCTCTCATCCTGATGGGCGGCTTGGTGTGTTGTTCTTGTTGCCTGACGGCACCACAGGGTTTCTGCCAGAAAACGAGGCCCGTCGTGTTCAGTGACATCGTACGGGAGTTGCGCCACGCCGTTGATGCCGATACACACCCGTGGGACCAGACGCTCTACGTCCGTGCCGCCGACCTGTTGCGTGATGCCCAGGCCGAGATCGAACGGCTGACCAAAGAGCGGAATGGGTGGCAGGCCACCGCGGCTGGCCTGTCACAAGACATCTCCAACGCCGAGGACGGGATCGAACGGCTGACGGCCGAACTTGCCGACGAGCGTTCTGAATGTATGGAACAGGTCAAACTTGTTGTGATGTTTGCGGATCGGTGGGAGCGAGAGAAGCGTCTGGCCGACCAGTTGGCCGAAGCGGTCAACGATCTGTTCGTATTGTTGCCTCCCGATCGGGTGCGGCTAATTCGGCCTACCAGTCGCATCGCCCTCGCTGCCTACGAGGAGGCCCGTCGTGAGCGGTGAGATTGTGCTGGGTGAGGATCGGTTCCGACGCCGCGCTGAGGGCGACTGGGAAATGCTGACCCGTGCCCCTGACGTGACGATCACATTCGGCAGCACCGAGGCGACAGAGCGCCGTTGGCGACAACTTTCACAGGCGCTGGACAAGATAGCCGCCGAGCGGGCTGAGGTGGAGCGGCTGCGTCGCTACGCCGACTCCATCCACGAGGACAGGATGATGGTGCTCCAGGAGGTGCGCCAGAAGACCGCCGACCTCACCGCCGCGCGGGCCGAGATTGAGCGGCTGCGGGCCGCTGGTGATGCGCTGGCCGAAGTCGTCTGCTCATGGCACGGGGAGCGCATCCCCCTGGAGATGCTGGACCCGCTGACCGAATGGGAGGAGGCCCGCCGTGACTGAGAATCCGTATCATTTCGCTGTGAAGGTGACAGAGCACAAGACCAAGCCGTCGGCCACTGGTCGCGCAGGTCGCCACTCGGGAATCACGGTTCGCTACGGCATCGTCATCGAAGGTGGCGATATGGGCGGCGGCAGGTTGACGGTTGCGAGCAACTACTTCCGTAGCGAGGCTGAAGCGAACGAACATGCCGATATGGTGGTTGCTGCTCTCAGGGAGGCTAGTCGTGAGCGGTGACATTGTGCGTCCGCCGCATGGGTCAGCCTCGTGCGCGTGCCTGTTCTGCTGGCGCGACATCACCACCCTCACCGCCAACGTCGACGCCGAGCGGGTTGAGGTCGGGTGGCTGCGGGCCGAGCGAAACTCCCTTCTCAGTGCGGGGCTGCAACTGCGAGCCGACTTCGCCGCCGAGCGGGCCGAGGTTGAGCGGCTGATGGACGGCATGGAACTGGCGTGGGGACTGATCGCCAACGGTCAGTACTGGGATAGAACCGATGGCCGAAAGTATGACGAGTGGAACGAAGCCCGAGCGAAGTGGCGCGATGAACACTGGCACCCCGCCCTGGACCGCAACAAGGAGGCCCGTCGTGAGCGGTGACGCATTCCGTGACACCCTCGCCGCAGAACTGGACCCGTGGTTCGTGTTCACCGCTGGTGATGGGAAGCCAGCCATCGCCGTGCGGACGGGCCATGACCTAGCCGACGCCTTCCTCGCCATGCCCGAGATGAAGGCAATCCGTCAACTGTTGTGGGTGCTTGAATCCGACATAGAGGCCCAGAAAATCGACGGCTACCACTATACAGACGCTCACGACGAGTGGCTTCGTATTTGTTCAACGTCAACCGCCTTAGCCGAGTGGGTTAGGAGCAACCTATGAGCGACGACATTGTGGAACGGCTGCTGCCGTTCGTCGTGAACGAGATGCGTATGCCCGCCGGTCTCACCATCACCGTCATCGACGAGATCGAACGGCTGCGTGCCGAGGTGGAGCGGTTGCAAGATGAGAAAGCAACGCTGCGTCGGAACGAGTGGCGGTTGATCTGGGGACTGTGCACCGAATGCGGAGCAAATCGGGACAAGGAGGCCAGCCGTGAGCGGTGACGACAACGGGTTCATGGCAGCGCTGAAGCGCGAATCCAAGGTGAACGAAATGTGCGAAGAGGCCCTACGCACCATCGAAGCCCAACAGGCCGAGAACGAGCGGCTGCGGGACGAGGTCATTTCCGTGCGGGCAGAACGCGACAGCGCGCAGACGCAGTGCCGCCATCTGTCGGATCGGATCGCACGCCACACCGCCGAGCGGGCCGAGATCGAACGGCTGCGGGGCGAAACGTCCCTACTCATGGAGGTGCTGACCGCCTGTGGCGATCTGCTCATTTCCGACTGGGACGAGGAATATGAAGGTTGGAAGGCGTTGCTCCATGACACATCAAAGTGCTGGTGCCATGCCGACGCCGATCTGCGCTGCGATACCTGCGGCGACCCAATCGCCGTCACCAAGGAGCAGCGTGACCTGCTCGTGCGCCTCGGTGTTCCGGTGGGGGAGGCCCGTCGTGAGCGGTGACGCATTCCGTGATCACATCCAAGAGGTGGTCGACTCGTACACCTACTACATGGCGACCCAGCCAGCGATCACCCCGAGTTTGGCTGCGACTGATATTGCTGACGCCATCCTCACCATGTCCGAGATGCAGGCGGTCAAGGCGGCGCTGCTGTCGGCTAAAGTCAACGGCAACCTGGACTTCATGTGGTGGACGCTCGGCAAAAAGGCTCCGTCGTTCCTCTCCTGGGTGTTGGGAGATCCGTCGTGAGCGGTGACGATTACCGCGTTGTGCGCCATTGGATGAACGGCGGCGCTTTGACGGGTTTCCTTGGTGACGAGACGAAGGATGAGTTGTACCCCGTCATCGACGAGGTGCTGCACGAGCGTTCCCACGACTTCACCAACGCCGGTAGCGCATGGATTGACTACTACTGCGGCGACGACGCTCAGTTGCGCATCCACGAACTGGCCGAGGCGCTGTGCGACGCCATCGTCGCCGCCCGCACCAACGGTAGCGCCAGCGCCACAGATGTGGGAGGCCCGTCGTGATCGCTGACGACAAGCGCCGTGACGCCTCCCTGATCACTGATGAATTACTGTTAGAGATGTATAAGATTGTCGTGTGCATGTATAGCAATCTTTTCTACCCAGACCGCGATCTGCTGCTCGCACGCAAAGCGTTTGATCGGATCTACCTTAATCACCCACTCGCCATTGGCTACATGATGGATGTAGTGTCAGCGGCACACAAGGAGGCCTCTCATGACCATCTCGTGGACTGAGGAGCGGCTTTTTGACTTGCCTGAACAATTGCCGAGTAAGCCAGACGCTGCGGCTTTTGTGAAGCAGGTGTTCGACTACTGGGTGGCTCAGTGTCGACCAAATCATCGCGTCAGGCCGGTGCTTTCTTCGGAGCGTGAGCGCAAAATCCGTAAAGCCATAGACCAGTACGGTCTTGATGTGTGTATTGCTGCAATTGATGGAGTCCTTAGGTCGGACTGGCACATGGGCAGGAACCCAAGAGCCAAGGAATACAACGATATTTCACTTATCCTCAGGGACGCCAAACACATCGAAATGTTCGCTGAGAAATCGCCCAACGCACGAAATGATTTTCTGGAGAGCGAAGGATGAACAAGAAGGAACTTGTTTCGCTGGTCGATGCTGTCTATGCGATGTGGCCAGACGATCGCGTCGACATGAAGTCTGCCTATCTTGCTTGGTGGCGGTACTTGGGCGACTTGGACTTCGCTGCTACGCAGAAAGCGCTGGACGCTTACGTTGTCGGCGGCGCTGCGATCCGTGCAAAGGGCGGCAAGTCGTGGGGCACTGGAAAGCCTTCACCGGGAGACCTCCGACAGGTAGTGATTGACGGCGGCGTCTCGTCGTGGCCCGAACCCGAGGAGGCTCTCCACATCATCGAAGAGTGGTACCAGCGCTCTAGCGCCAGCCTGGAATGGAGAGGCACTGGCAATGACGAACTGGATGATGCGATCCGCAAGACAGCGGCCACGGCACACTCTAATAAGCCAGCCTTCTTGGCGAAGTGGCGGACACTCAGCGTTGAGCGGGCGCTTGAACGGTACGCTGTTCCGGACTCGGCCTCAGGGTTGTTGGCAGATTGAATCCAATCGATGTAGTTCTTGAGAAACTGGACGGCGTAAAAGCCACCAGCCAACGACAGTGGGCCGCTAGGTGCCCATGTAGGCCAGATGATCGTTCACCAACCCTTTCTGTTTCTGAGGGCGATGACGGGCGCGTCCTTTTCAATTGTCATCGTGGTGGCGACCCCTGCAACAGCCAACAGATCTGCGAATCGCTCGGCCTTAAGATGGTCGACCTATACCCAAAGAAGCCCATGAGCAACGGCACTCTAACCACCACGTACGACTACCACGATGCTGAAGGCACCCTTGTAATGCAAGTCCTTCGCTACCGCATGGAGGACGGACGTAAAGAGTTCAAGCAGCGGGTGCCTGACTCATCAGACCCCTCGGGGTGGTCATACAGTACAAAGGGGATGACGGAAAAACCGCTATATCGACTACCAGCGATACTTCAGGCCGTAGAGCAGAACAGAGTCATTTACATTGCTGAGGGCGAGAAAGACGTGGATGCTCTTGTTGCTGCCGGGCTTGCCGCTACATGTAACCCGCAAGGTGCCGACAACGGCCAGGGGTCAAAGTGGAAGCCCAACCACACCGAATCGATTACTGACGCCCGGGTTGTAGTGATCGCTGATGCCGACGACGCTGGAATGATTCACGCACGGTACGTGGCGACAGAACTCTCTCGCAATGGGTGTTTCGTAAAGGTCAAGCGATGCCCACGACCACACAAGGACGCTGCAGAACTGCTGGGTGCTGGCCTGTCAATTGCAGACTTGGAAGAAATGTATGCTCTTGAGCCAGACATCTTTTGGCAGGTGTCAGAGCAGGTCCGTTCATTTGCTGAAGCCAGTATGTCGACCGAGCGAAAGATCGCTGAGACGAGGAACCTCCTTGCTCAGGTGACCGCAACAGAGGCCCCTAGGGTTGGTCGTGTTGTTGAATGGACGGACTTTATTGCCGAAACCTCCTCCGACGAGTACGACTGGCTGATTGAGGGGCTTTTGGAGCGACAGGAGCGCATCATGATTGTCGCTCCTGAAGGTGCCGGTAAGTCATACATAGCCCGCCAGGTAGCAATTCTCGCAGCCGCAGGCGTGCATCCGTTCACGTTTCAGGAGATTCCTCCGATTAGAACACTTGTAGTTGACCTAGAGAACCCCGAGCGAATCATTCGCCGTCAGTCGCGTCGGTTCTTTGATTCACTGAGAATCAACTACGGCAAGAAGGAGGTCAACTCTGCCCTGTTCACAAAACCGGACGGGATTGATATTTTGACTGACGCTGGCAAGGCAGCCCTAGAGGAAGTGTTGGCCAGGACGGAGCCTGAACTGGTTTGCTTTGGCCCGATCTATAAGTCATTTGTTGATCCCGGCAACAAGACCTCGTCGGCGCTTGTAACTGAAGTTGCTATGTATTTTGACTACATCCGCAACGTTTATGGATGCGCTCTATGGTTGGAGCACCATGCTCCTTTGGGTGATTCGCTCGGAAATCGGCAACTGCGGCCAGCAGACTCTGCAGTCTGGATGAGGTGGCCAGAGTTTGGGTTCGCCTTGTCTCCTGATCCAACGATGCCGAAGGAGTACGAGTTCAAGCAATGGCGCGGCCCGCGAGACGTTCGTGTCTGGCCGTCACGCCTGCGACGATCAACAGGAATTTTCCCATTTGAAGTCGTCTCATTCACCTCGGATTGATCATGCCTAAGATACTCAAGCAGCCAACAGGGAAGACCCAGCAACTCCACATCATCATCCCGTCCGACCTCAAACTCAAGATACTCCACAGGCTTGAGTCGACAGGCGAGTCCCTCAACTCGTGGGTCCTCCATGCGTTACATCAGCAACTACACCACGGCGATACTCGCCCAGAGCATAAAACTGCTCCTGACGTAGCGGAGGTTCTAGGGGCTTACGCTCGCGGTGAGCGCGCCCTTGGCCCGTGCGGCAAGTCATGGCCCTGCGAGGGGGATGAACAGAGGGAGCAGATTGGCGGCTACTTCTACTGCCAGCACTGCAACCTTCGACTTAGTTGAGAAGGTCTGTCCACATTTGGGCAAGCGTTGGAACCGTGGGCTTGATTCCTCTTCGCTTCTGTTCTGCTTTCAGTTGGCGAGACGTAAGGCCCGCCCAGACCCCATGCATATCCCCGGAGTGAAATTGCAGTGCATACTGAAGACACGGCTCCTTGACTGGGCAGCCAGCACAAGTAGCACGCGCTTCGGAGATGTATGTAACGTCCTTGTGGCTTTTAGGAAACATCAGATGTGATGCACCAGCACATGCAGCCTTGTCAGACCATTCGCTCCGTGATTGAATACCAAAAACGTCTTCAGCCATGTTACCCCAGGGTCGCAAAGTGGATAATGCAGCCCTTGGGGACAGTAATGCCATGAGCGTAATGATTACTATTTGAGATGCCAACCAATGTGTAGACCTTGTCGTTTTCTTCAACGAGGTAGCCAATAGCGACTGATGCAGCGGCGCAACCCGAAAGATCGGATAGTGATACCCATTCGGTCACGCCGACAGCCAAGGGATCCATGAAGTGAATTTCAACAACTTTGGCTTTGCCGTCTTTTGCTAGGCGAGATTGCAGAACTTCATCCGGGGACAGTCTTAGGCTCGCTTTCTTTTTCACGGCTCCTCGCTGTCGTTGAACAAGTGCCACTCTGCCTCTTCATCGATCACGTCAGAGAATAGGGCGTCGATTCGCTCCCCGATCTCCAACAGCGCAGAGAACACTGCTACACAGGCGGTAAGCAGCATGAACAGCAACACAGCGCAAATGACGAGCAAAATGATCATCGAAGAATCCGCAGATTGTCCCAGCCATTTGCGTCAACAGTAAAGGTCAGGGTTCCAGGCACTGTCTGCACTCCCGCCGAATTGCTGTACCAATCACCGACCGCCGTGAGGCTCGGGCAGATCATCACCGTGCGCTGGTCCTGCTGCTTCACGTTCAGGTGGTGGAAGTGGCCCGCTACAAGGATATTTGCGTCAGCAAGACCCTGGTAGAACCTGCCCATTGTGTGATTCGACCACCAGCCCCAGAGCGCCTCAGCAGCGTTCTTCTGGGGCTTGGCGAGGTGCCCGTGAGTGAAGGCGATGTACTGGCCATGAGCCTCCACTGAGACCGCCATCTCGTCCTGGGGGATTCGCCACTGGATGTTGTCCAGTGGGGTTTCTCTCAGGATCTCGTACACCTGCTCAAACGCTGCCACGTCGTCGTTGTCGTTGAACCCGGTCTGGCGCTTACCGTTCTCTCGGTTCTCACCGTGGTTGCCGCCAGCACAGGTGACAGTGACTCGCTGGGCAGACTTGGCGGCAACTACGACAACATCCTTGATCCCTCTCCGCACGACTCGGGATTGCTCCCGACGATCAAGTTCGGTAAGGAACGGCTGTGAAGGATAAAATCCACAATTACCGGTCAGAAGGTCATTGGCCAGAGTAAAGGTATGAGTTTCGGGCACAATGGCGCAATACACCTCTTCGACGCGATCTGTTTCTTCAATTGATTCGACTCGCCAGCATCGCGCTCGGTTTTTCTGGAAAGTGAATGACCCTTCGTCTGACTTTTTGGCTTGGAATTCTTCAAAAGTGGCTTTTTTGACTGGATGGACAAGAAAGTCCGACTCAACAGTGGAGAGGACAAGTGTGATCGTCCAGAACTCATCACTTTGGGAGTTCTTTCGGATTGGGTTAGTTCCAATCCCCAAGCGGGCGCAGACCGCAGCAAAATGCTCAAGGTTTTCCCTGTGGATCGACGTTAGCCGGAGCATTCCCCCACTTGCTGAGCCGTCAGCAGCAAAGTATCCAGCGGCCCACCCATAAAGATATGGTAGCGACTCATTGAGTGGTGGAAGGTCCTTCATAAAGGATGGAAGGCATGAAACCTCTACGTAGTCTGAGTTCTCAGTGATCGTCCAGCCCTTTGAATTTGACAATGGTGATTTTGATCTAACTTCCGAGAACGGGTGCCCCTCAAAATAGGGCAGCAAGCCAAAGTCTTGTCGGTGTACGTGAACAGCAGACCCTTTTTCGGGACGCTGGGCATTCTTGCGATGCCCGTCCCCAAATACATATCCCGCCATTACCCCAATTGGAGAAATGTTATGAGGGTGTTTACCGAAGTTGGAAACCAAAAGGTCGCCGGGCTTAAGGTCGCGTGTTAAAGCATCTTCACGCCCACTGTTCGTGCTTGGATTGGTGAACCGAAGCCAACGATGGTCGCTTGTGACAAAAACTTCTTTACGGCTTGTCCCTCCGCGACTAAGGGTTAGTTTCACTAAAGGCTGCGCGCCAAAGGACTTGAATTCAGCAGGCACCCATGACCCATACTCCGACTTGACAACTGCCATTCCCTTCTTGGCTAGATCCCCAATTTGGTAAATACCGTGTTCGGTGATAACTTCCGTCTCGTAGGCGAAACATGTCCCCTCACCGAGGTCTCCTTGGCCTGCCACAATGATGTGCTGAACAGGCTGGCCCGAGTTTTTCAGTGCTCGCACCTGGTCGCTCAATAGGTCAGGGAGCGCAGCGATGGCCTCAATGGTCGCCTTGTGGCCTCCAGCGTCGCCGGACCCGACTTGCCAATCAGACAGGGCGATGACGAGGGTTCGCTCCACCTCCCCGCCGCCCACATCGCGCTTGCGAATCTTTCGTGCCTCTTTGTACAGTTCCTCTAGCCCAAGAGGGTCACCCTGCGCCCGCTTGAGCCGGATCTCCGCCCGGAACACGTAGCACATCGCTGAGTAGGCGTCCTCGCCTTGATTGTCGCGCTTCCACCCATCGAACGAGGTCCACTTGATGGAGTCGCCAACAACCTCGTACACGTCGGGGTCTAAGCCACGGTCCCTGAGGATATGACTCCAGTCCTGCGGAGCAGCCGCCAACGTGCCTGTCGTGACTTGGCCCTTCTTGCCGTCCCACACAGCCCCAGGCTCCCAGCCCTTTGGTGGGGGGGGCGTGCGGATTGCCTCAACCTCTTGATTAAGGCCGAGCAGGTTCTCGTACGCTTCTTCAGGATTCAAGATCGTCCCTCAATCTAGGATTGCTGCAGACGCAGACTCTGTTTCGATGGTCGGAAATTGTGTCTCGGCCGATCTGAGCGCCCGCCTTTCGTAGGGCTGCATGGATAGCCCTACTTGAAACTTTCTTGTTTGCCATAAGGCTCACAATCAAGGTTTGCGCTTCGGGGCCGAGCCTCTCAATGAGTTTTGCAAAAGAACACTTCGACTGCAAAAGGTCTGAAGCGAGACGGCCAAGCAGGGCATCGTTTAGCGCTTCAATATCCGAATCAGCGTCACGACGATTTGACATGAGGCCTATACTAACATTGATGTGGCCGTGACCACATCCAGGAGGTGCAAATGCAAGAGGAACTCAAAGAGCGGTTTGCTTCCGTTTTGAGTGAAGTCATCTCTCAATGTGCGTATAGCGGCGACGAGCCGGTGAGTCTTTTGGTGCAAAGAGCACGGCTTGTATTCAAGATTGCTTCGTCGCCTGGTTTGTCCGTTTTGGACCTGCAAGTCTCACTTGGGGTGCAGCAGCAAACAATCTTTGACTATATGTCATATCTTATGGAATCAGGCTTGGTGGAAAGGCGGCGTTTGAACCGCCGAAATGGCTACTATGCGAACCTTGATACGGTGCTTTCGCAGCCAGATATACTCCTCCTGTTGCATGGCCTGCTCGCCCTCTGCTCAACGCCAGAGTATGACGACGACGATGTGGCGTGATATCAGGGGTTATCCCCGACGCATCGTCTCTGCCCACGAAGAAAAAATGTCGTCAGCGGTTGGGACGATCCAGATCTGACATTCATCAAGATCAGAGTAGGACGGGTCTCCACCGATCAAAGTCCATGCAATTTGGATCTGTTCTGCCGCTGGGCAAATCCCAACGTTGCATTCAAGTCCGTAGGCATTGACGAAGTACTGAACAACACACCCAATCCGTGGATGTCTACAGGCAGCGCCTTCGCCACCTGGACACATGACCGTAGTGACAACAACTTCCGACCGATTCAATTCCAGCCAGATGACGTGACCGTCGTCGTACCAAAGCGCCGTATCGCTCGCTGTTTGCATGCCGCAACCCTAGCGGTTGACTTGCCCGAGGTCAAACCTTGCTGCAGGAGCCGCCAGCGTTTTCATAATAGGCGGCGAGGCGATGAGCAGTCATGCGGCGAAGTTCGTCCATCTGTCGGATTCGTGCTGCGCCGGGGCAAGTCTTACCCCTGTAGATGCTCCACTCCTTGAACTGTGAGTGGTAGCCGATGCCGGTGTCATCCCACTTAGTGGGAGCAGTACAGGCGATTTTGTACGCTGCACACTGAACCGTGAGAAGATTAGCCAGTCCAGTGATTTGCTCCACGGGCCAGATGGTTGTATTTAGCGTCGAAGATCCATTGTCCTGGGTCTCGCAGGAAAGAGCGCCATAAAGGCTGCCATTTCGCCACCAACCATTTGCCTTGGCGTTGCAGTCAGCGCGACGGTTAAAAGGGAGCACCTGAACAAGGGTCCCGTCAAGGTTGGAAATAATGTGCGGTTCATGGCTTACGTCAGAGCGAAACATGAACCTCCAGAGAGCATCCCATGAGGTTTTCTTCGGCCCGGCTTGTGAGTGCATAATGGCGGAGCGAGGTGAAATGAACGGCTGTGTAGCCGCCTCGGGCAGCGGCTTGTACGTGACACCAGGGCCATGAAGAACATGCCTTTCGTCTAACCAATACCCGCCCGTTACAAAGCGCAGAATGTCAATTTTGGGAGTCTTTGCGTCTAGGCCGACTCCAGCAAAACTTGGATGGGGAGCGCTCATTGGGAGGCACCTTTCGTTGCAACTTCGTTCAGTCTAGCAATTTCGTTCTCTAGCGAAGTGATTAGTTCGTCAATCGAAGGCCACACGACCTCCATGACCGAGCGAACCACACAAGTGCCGCAGTGGTATCGATCCTCCCAGACGGTATCGTAATCATCGGAGTCTTCATTTACGTCGGCTAAATCCATAAACTTAGCCGCTTCGATGATCGCGTCATCAAGATTCTTTAAAAGAAGCAAATGATCGTCTGTAAGCATAAGACAAGACTATCAATGTTCAGCCCGACATTCAACGAACGCAAGCGAGATATGGCATATGATCATTCAAATTATCGGCCTTCCCGGCAGCGGAAAGACCGCACTAGCAAAATCGCTGACTGAACGACTGAACGCTATTCTCCTTAATGGGGATGATGTGCGGAGAACTCTTTCCTCAGACCTGTCATTCTCCCCCGAAGATAGGATTGAGCAGGCAAGGCGCATGGGGGCAGTAGCCGACATCCTCTCGCGACAGGGTCAAATTGTTGTAGCGGACTTTGTATGTCCAACAAGGGCCACCAGAAAAACCTTTGGCTCTCCCGACATTTTGATTTGGGTTGACCGAATTGATGAGTCAATTTATGAAGACACAAACATGATTTGGGAGCCACCCGATGACGCCCTCAGAATCGCCCCTGGTCTCACCGTCGAAGAAGAGGCCGACATTGTTATTTCGTTGTGTGGGCTGCACGACTGGAAAGAACCGGTCACGTTGATGCTTGGCCGTTATCAGCCGTGGCACGAAGGGCATGACTTCATTCAACGGGAAGCGCTCGCTGACGGGGACAAGGTTTTGATCGGCGTGAGAGCAACGTCGGGGACTTCAGAAAAGGATCCATTCACGCAGGAAGAAGTGCTCGGCTTTATTCGTGGCAAGGTGAAGAACCCGTTTGTGGTTCGCTTTCCAAACATCACGAGAATTGTCTATGGTCGCGACGTTGGCTACAGGATTGACCAAATCGACGCTCCAGCCCATATTGCTGCCATTACGGCAACGGACATTCGCAATAGAATGAAGACTGGTGAGTGAGAGCACAAACGTCTTCAAGCCCATAAAGGGATACTACGTCATTCTGACTTATCCACGATCAGGGGGAACCCTGCTTCAGCGAATCATAGATGCCGACCCGAACGTGACGATGCGCGGGGACAATATCTCCGCCGTTAAGTCCATTGTGGAGGCATATCGATCTCTCAAGCAGGCAAAAGAGGTGCTGCCCCCAATCTTTGACTCCGACCCAACATGGAGTGGGTCTCCGTTCTACGGCTCACACCTGTATCGAATGGAGTATCTTAGGATTTCCCTAGCGCGATCGATCGTGGATGGGATCCTCGTCCCGGAAGCAGGTTCTTCGCATGTTGGATTTCGGGACAACTGGTTCGACCCAACAGTCGCAAAGCCTCATGTAGTCGAAGACTTACTGACGAACTTGGAAGAGTTGCTCCCTGGCGTAACCTTCCTGATCAACGTCCGCGACCCAGAAGAGACCAGCCGTAGTGCGATCTGGAATAATGATCCAGGGTCTAAAGCCAAGATCCAGCAGTGGCGTGAATGGCTTTTACATCTACACAACGATAAGATTGTGCAGCGGTCTCACTTGCTTGACTACGACAAGTACAAAGATGACCCCGCTTACTTGACTTCAGTTCTGGCTAGCGCTGGGATTCACGTCAAGCCTCTCGTTGTAGCCTCTCTAATGACCGAGCGGCTGACTCATTTACAGAACTTTTGACCAAGGAGCACCAATGGACATCAAGGACGTGCCAGTACTGGAGAGCGATCAGGTATCAAGCCTCGGGTTGCCCATCCCGGCACTGAGTGAACCCGTCGCTGAACACGCTCAAGAGTGCAGGATCTCTTACTACGGTGAACCTTTTGCTGTGCGGTGGGACGGATCTGATATGCGCCTAATGAAGCCATTGGTGAGTTCAAATCCTGCGGTATTTGGGCATATCGTTGTTGGCCACGTTCACTTCGGATCGACATTGCCCAAGTTTCTGGACCCAATCACTATGGAGCGTCAGGCCAATATCGTTCTCGCCGCTTACCAGGAGGGCCTGAAGGATGCCGAGAAGTAATTTCCAACCCTGCTAGCATTGGGTTGACCTGAATGGAGGTGCCATGGTTGTCTTGAGATACATTACAGACGAGCAAAAATTGGGGCACCTTTACGGAAATCTGCGCGAAATCGAAAAGCGACTACTTCGTACAGCAGTTGCCAATGGAGTAGATGTCAAATCCTTAAGTCGTGAAACTTTGACGCAGTACGCTTCATTTGATCAGTCCAATGATTACTCGGTTCCTGATTTAGCGGGCGCTGCGGCGGTCTATCTGCGAATTCGCCGAGACATTGACGCCATCAATGCAGAACACTGGGAATCAATTAATTGGACCATCGAAAAGGAAGATCAGATCCAGGCAGCAACTCAAGGGTTGTCTCAGATTGAGCAACGGCTAATAACTGCTGCTGCGGCGAGGGGAATCGGACTGGTTGAACTTGAGGGACTTGACGGCTACGAGGGAGAAGAATGGGACGAACTAAAAGATCTGGCTCGCAAACTTGCAACGGGAACCGATTATGTAGAGACCCTGGAGCAGTCGGTGGAGGGAGTTTGAAATGGCGCTCACGAATGATCAGATTTTCAAAGCAAGGACAGAGGCAATGGAGTTCTTGGAGTACTCCGTTTACGTGCTGGCCCTTCACCTCAATGTAGAGATGCAGGACTTAAGCAGTGAGTACGTCATCCCCGTACAAGTCGACGACCCCCAGTATTCGCTTTACCTTTCACTGACGAGGCAGGTAACTGCCCTGGAGGTGGCGCAAAATGAAGTTCCTGACTGATCGTCTCAACGAAGCGCAGCGGGTCGACCCATCTGTCCCTAAGGACCGCGCAGCAAAGGAGCGCAAACTGCTGCTGCAGTATGACGCTCCCCCGCAAAAGGACGACTACGGAGATCGGTACGACAAAGTTGTCGTCCTACACAAAAGTACTGGCGGATTTGAGTTCCCAGAAGAAGCAGCAATCTTTTTCTGTGGACTTGGGAAGCAGATCAATGCTGGACTCACGGAGCGCCACCAGTGACAATTACGGCACGCCACGAACAGAACTCCCCCATCTATAGCCCAGCAAAAGAGTTGGAATGGGCCGAGTTCAATCTCGTCAAGATCATGATCATTCTTGGCGTAGATCCAAGCCTGCTGAACTCGGTATCTATTGAGGAGATGACTGAAGCACTTGATCTAGCCTTCAAGCCGGTCGACAAGCCAGACACGGTTCAGTCGGAAGAGTCCCCTCGTAGGTCTAACGCTGCTCAGTCATTCCTTAACAAGCAGCGTACGCACCTCAAGATCATCATGCTGCGGTCGTGGAGACGCCGAAATATAGCACGATGGGAGGTATTCGATGGCGATCCACAGTAGTTACAACAGTGGAATCGTAGCGCGCTTCCTGTCCACTGGCCAGACCGGTGCAGAGTACGACCGGAAGATGCAGATTCTTAGGGCCTGGTGCTCCACCGGGCATCAATTAGTGGAGCGATCAAGCCCAGACAGGCGTCTCATCGCTACCGGAATCGATACATTTATGTGGCAGTACGAGCCACTCAGTGAAGATGTTGCGGCAACATCATGGCTGGAGATGATGTGGTCGTACGCTTCGGAGGCTAGGGCACTTTTCTCTTCCTTGCGTAGCGGGCTTCATCATCAGAAGATCTTGGCAACCCCACAAGCGCTTGACTTTGACGATAAGCCGTTTCTAAACCCAAAAATTGATTTCTATCTCATCAATACATTCTCACTTGAAGTATTTGAGAAGACTTTAGAAACCGTTTGCTCTCCGGAGGAACAAGAACTCGCAAGATACTGGGCAATTGATTACTCGGATCTACTCAATGGCGAAACAGACCAAATGTTCGACTGCGTTAGGGTTAGCACGTGGGATGTGCTGGACTTGGACGGCTCCCTCATCCAAGGAGTATTGAACTCCGTAAAGGTGGGCGGCACGGCTTTCATCTACGAGGTTTCGGCCAATGGAGATCTTTATAGAGACGCCATGTCTGTGCATGAGATCTACATGTACCAGATCAATAAAGCCGTAGCGGAGCGTAGTGATTTTGAAGTAATCCACCTGCCCACCGACAGGGGTTACATCATTGCTCGCAGGATTTCATAAGGGGCAACAATGACACGTTTGCATGGTACAGTCGCCGCAAATCTTCACGCTTATCACAAACTAGATACGGAAGATATTGCTGCAATTTCAACTTTGAGATACACCAACCACATTGGTGGGGTTGTTCACTTTCACAACGTGTTTGAGGTTGATCAATCTTCTATTTTGCCTTACATAGACGCCATGGCTTACGTTCCATCTTGCGGACTTGAAATTGTGAAGGACGAAAATGGAAACATGCTGCATGGCCAGACGCTTGACGGCCAAATCATTAGTATTGACAAGTTGCTTTCGCTTCCGATGCGTGTTGGTGGAGGGGGGATGCCTGAACCCGTAAATCCAACAACGCCGAGCGAGATTTGGCAGTTCTTTGAATCCATTGAGGAGTGGCTTTATCGTTCACTCATTCGGTATTGCGACTTGTATCCACTGATCGTAAATACAATTTGGTGGAGGATGCGGGGTCATTGCTTAAAGTATCTCCCAGATGCAAGTCTCGGACTACATAATGACAATGACACAAATACATTTACGATCGATGGACAAAGATATTACTCTCAGCGAGAGATTGGGATATATCAAGTAGTTAACGCTCTTGCTTACTTCAACGACGAGTACGAAGGGGGAGAAATGCATTTCCCCTATCTCAATCTTACAATCAAGCCGAAAACTGGCGACATCATCTTTTTCCCCGCCAACTATGTCGGAACACACGGGGTTAGCAAAGTACTTAAAGGAAGTAGGTATTCGTATCTGACCCAGTTTGGCCACGGGGGGGAGCATCGATACGAAGTTGCTGAGGCGCACCTAAGTGAATCCTGGCTTGCTCCAGTTTTCATTCCCTTCCTGTATCAAGATCACGTAGCCTTTTCTCATTCAGGCTTCTCGGACTTCAACAACGAGAGGGACGTAGAACTTGGATTTCACGGCTCAACCATTGAGGGTCAGCAGCGGTCATTTGAGGGGCCAGCGACGGGAACGAAACTCCCCTACAACGACTAGCGCTCTTTGTGAGTGAAGGGTTTGGGGCCTTCGATTGTGCCATGCCCGAAGTACTCAAGGTAAACGGTTCTACGCCCCCCTTGGACCTCCGACACGCGATGGGTGCCAAGGTATCCGGTTGGGTATAGCCAGCATGTTCCCGGCTCTGAGTCAAAGTCCTTGTCGATGTACTTGAACCCAATCCTGCCGCCACTGCAGTTCTGCTCTACAATCAACACTGCGGTGACGACGTGGAAGATCCCCCGTTCCCACTGGAGTCCCTTACCTCTAGCAAGTTTCCCCACTCGCTGGTCATGGTGGTAGCCCAGGAAAGCCCCCTGGTGGTAGACGGCGATGTGCCCACGAGACTTCCACCAAATGCTCCAACGTGATTCAGGGTAGTGATCCACGTAAGAGTGCATGCATTCGTCTGCGGCCTTAGACAAGAAAGCGTTGAATTGCAACTCGTCTTCGGTCGCCCCTGATTCAAGGTCAATGAATCTCTCTGGCGAAGTGTCGGCGCTCGCCTTGGAGTAAACGTCACCACCCCAACTCTTGAACGAGCCGTCAGCCTGTCTTTCCGCTTCACTCATTGCAGTCTGTCTGCGACGGTCGACCCACTTTGACGCAAACTCGCTATTGAGTGACAGAGCGTCGCGGAATTGCATGATTCCGTAGCCATGATCAATGGCTTCCATTATTCGGCTTCCGAAAGCGTTCTCAGTCGCTTTCGCTCCTTCGCTGAACCTTTGCAAATCTCGGGGGTCCAGTAGCCGTTGGTAAACAGTGCAGCGACATGGCTAGCACTTACCCCGGAGAGGTACATCGTTCGCTCGTCCGTGTATCCAGGTTTGCCGGGGTGAGGCCAGGCATACAGGGCAGCCTCCACATAATCGATGGAAGCGTCCTCAAGCATGTACCGAAGATCGATCTCTGATTGAGCACCCCACAGGGAGTTGGCGTCACAGTAGATCCCTTGGTAGTTCATGTAGCAGGCCTCCTGAGCCAAGAGCGTTGATGTCCCGCCAGACCCGATGCAGAACACGACATCACACTCCACGAAGAGCCGACTCGTCTGGCCAAGATCAATCATCTTGGCCAGAGCCGCACGCTCTCGGGTTTGCCCTGAGCGTCCATCTAGAGCGCAATAGAGTGAGTTGGTCAGGCCTAGGGAGATTGTGTACCCCATCGCTCCAGGTTGGGCAATGCCGACCTTACTTGCACGATTCAATCGAATAGCCCTTGTCCATGTAGACGTTCGTGGAGATGGAGGCAATATGTGGATTGACGAGCGGGTCAACGACATCCTCTCCAACGGCGGGGTTCGGCGTTCCCTGACAGTACCAGCCAAGGTACGAGTATCGCCATCCCCCAGTTACTGGTCGGACCTCGTGGGCGGCGACATAGTTTGATGGAAAGAAAAGCATGTCGCCCTTGCGTGGGTGGTACGTGATGTCAAGGTATTCAAAGTGGTGGGAGCCGCCAGTGAAGTTGGTTCCATCCAAGTCCTCTGCCGATTCTGCCTGATCATTGAGGTAGGCGACGACCGAAACGGAATTGCGTGTTGCAATCTGGTCACGTGGGTGAGGCATGCCGTACGCATAGTCGGTACTTACATCTGAGTGCATGCCCAGATAGGAGCCTTTAGGGTAGGCAACGATGTGGCCCTTGATCTTCCACCAAATACACTTTCCTGCAAGAGGAAAATAATGTAGGTAGGACGCGAGGCATTGGTCGCGACGCTCCTCAATGTATGAAAGGGTGGAGATGGCGCGGTCACAGGAATCGCGATGAACAAAACTGCCTCTCCATGGCATAGCCTCAATGGAGTCAGCGGAGAAAAAGTACTTACTTCTGTTGATGTACCCCTGCTCGCCAGTGAGTGGGTCTACTCCAGGCTCGTACATCCCGTCACGCTCGCGCTGCAGCACGTCCATGCAGTACTGTCGCATCCAGCCCCAGTTCAACTCAAAAGCATCGCTGAACAAGACCACACCGCCCCCGAGGTGCTTACCGGTCATGCTCGTGCTCCCTTAGGTCAACCATGAAGTCGATATAGTCCCTGATGCGCGTGATCACTCTGAGTCTGTCTTCACTTTCCTCAAGATGATTAAAACAGGCGTACACGGTGTCAATGGCGAACTGAACGAGCCAGTCTTCAGGCGGTTTCTGGCCACCAAACTGTTCGTAGACGTGAAACGACAGGTTGTGGTAGTCCCACGGCCTGAACTTCAGTTGCTGGTGAGGGAACCAGTCTGGATAGTGCCAGGCGTGCCCGGCATGCCGCAGGTCAGGACGCCACCGCAAAAGCGTCTTAACCCTTTCGATGGGGGGCGGCTTTCCGTCCTCGCCTCGTCGATCATTGAAAAGATCGTAGGACGCCCCAAATGCTCCATGAAGATCGCCGTTTCGCCCAAACAAAAACACGCAATCTTCAATGTTATCCTTGGGCAGAAGAGACTCTTTATAGAGGGTCATGTAGCGCCAAAGCGCCCGAGTGTTGGTTGGGTCAGAGCGAACCAGAACGAGATCGTCAGCGTAGTCATCATCCTTAAACGACTCCATGAAGGTGTTGACTCGCTCTGCCGATGCTCCTGATTCAGCAAAAGAAACAACAACAACCTTCTGGTAAAGGTGATCCAGCCCTTCAAGTGCTGAGATTCCCTTAGTGAAAACCAGGGGAATATGGTCTGGATTCGGCCCGATCGATTTATCCTCGGTCCGACCGGGATGACCAAGGGCTTGTCGATTTGCTTCCGTTAGATCCTGCTGAGTGGGGTCGTAGTACGGCTGTTCTGCTCCAACTTCGACCCTCTGAAATACTCGGTCTTCGTTTTCCCAGCCGTTATAGAATCCGTGGAGTACGGCTCTGTTGTCCCAAATCAACAGATCCCCCTCTTTCCATTCCCACCGAAACCGATGAGCGGGATCAGCGAGGTACCCCCCGACCCATGAGGAAAGTTTTTTCATCCAGGCAGGGTCTCCTTCCACCAAGGTTGTGCCAGCCCCCAGCCAGTGCAACATTGTTTCCCCTGTTTCAGGGTGAGTCCGTAGCGCAGGATGAGAAACTGAATCCTCTTTTATCATTGAGGTAAACCTGGCGGTTGCCAAGTTTGGTTTCAACTCTTCTGGGCAGTCTTGATACATGTTGCTCAGGCTCACAAAAAATGTATGCCCAAAGCGTGGGTCAACTCTATACCGCGTCATGTGGATTGATACAGCGCACGGGGGGGAGGGCAGGAAAGGATTGTCGATGTGCCAATTTGCCCGCAGAAACTCTTCTGGATCAGAAGTGTCTAACGTGTTCCGAAGTGTTTTATGCGACTGATCGACGAGCAATCCTGAACGAAAATGCCGATCAGTTTTCCCAGATAGGATGCCTTGAGTAATTTCCATTTGCTCAACATCTGTTGGGTGCATTCGGATAAATCCAACAACCTTATTGCGCTTGAAAATCTGGTGAAAGTATGCAGCATCATCTAAAACTTGCTGCGCCGAAACCCCCTTGATTTTGAATCCAAGGTTGCCTAGTTGTAGGCCAACTGCAAGTCCACCGAACTCATCCATTACGCGGCTCCTTTAGCGTGGGGTGATTTACAAACATTGGGCCGATGCGCTCACCATTCTCATTGAGTCCAGTTCTAATACCGCCCATCCAAGTCCAGGGCTGCTCAGTCATCTTGCGCGCCTTAGCCTCTCCATACCTGGACCGCTCTTGCATAAGGTCTGGCTTGTCCCAGTAGTTCTCCACCGTGAAGTCAACTGCAGGCATAAGCCTGGTGTCGTAGAACTGAAAGAACATGAATGGCATTCCTGCGGGGAAGCGTACGGGCTGGCCAACCGTAGTGATCTTCCAATTCATGTTGAACTCATCAGGCCACCAAGAAGACGGGATGTGGGCGGTAAGTGGAACCGCTCCATCAATGAAGTAGTTAGGAGATCCGGACACCCAAGTGGCGATGTTTTCAGGCGTAGAGAACGTCCATCCAACGTTGAACGACATGATCCCGATAATGCTTGGCTGCACAATGGAGCGCTCGTATGTAGACCCACCGACAGAGAAGGTCATGGTCTCCCCAGAGAGAACACGTGGGACCGAATAGCCGCCGTCCCACTGGACTACCACGTCCTGCTGTAGCAAGACTTCCCAGCCACTGGTGTTTGCTTCAGTCAGAGGCAGACACTTGTAAGCATGCTTCTGATACGTCTCGTCCATCCACGAGCGACGGACAGACCCTTTCTTGATCTCTGGTGGATTTTGGTGAGTCCGGGTCAGGGTGACGTTGATCATCTTTGGTGATTTCGGTCGTTGTAGTCGTACATGGTTACGGCCGCGTACTTGGCTCCCGACAGGACGGGACGAGAAGCGTGAGCGTAGATGAAGTCGCTCGGATGGATAAGCACATCGCCACGCTGTGGCCGAAACTCAAGTTGCTTATAGGGCATGACGTACTCGCCCCCTGCATAGTCGTCGTTCAGGTAACCAATCGCAGATACACAGCATGTGTAACTAAAGCCAGAGTCGGGGTGGGTCGCAAAATGCTGCCCCTCTCGGTACCTGACAAAATTGGTTGCTTCCTCATAATTGAGTTGAAGGTTGTAGATGTCTGAGTACGCCTTAATACACTCACGGACCCCGCCAACAACCTCTTCGTAGAGAAGTTGAAGATCCAAAAATTCAGGAGGAACTGGGAGATCCGACTGTCTCATCTTGAAGTCACTGCAGTCGCGGTAGTCCTTCATTACCTGCTGATCCCCGACCAGCGCCTGCCGCCACCTGAATGTTTCGTGGGTGCTGTCGGAAAGCCCTGCCTCTAAGCGAGCAACAAACGTCTCGCTGCGCTGCCAAACATCTTTGAAAAGCAGAATGCCATCTTTTTGACTTCCAAGAAAGCCAGCCATTTTCATTTCGTAACCTCTGTAACCGTGTAGAACGATGGGGTCGTCCATCGCTCCCCCCGCAAGACTGGACGCACGCCATGTAGGTAGTTGATGTCTCCAGGGTGAGCAACGGCCATTCCTGGCTTTACCTCCAATTCAAGGTCAAAGTCTGGGTAATACAATTGACCTCCCTCAAACTCGGGCGGGCCGTTCCAGTAAATAATCGAATTGATGTCGTAAAGTGGGAATGGGTTTGGAGAGCCATCGTTGAGTTGTTTATCGGCATGCGGCTGCTGCTCATTGCCAGGCAGCCATCGAATCAAAACTGGTGGGCGGGGGCGAAGTGTAACTTTAAACTTTTCCTCCAGGACTAGTCGCATCTTGTAAATGTAACTGTCTACGAGGTCGTAAATCTCTGGAGCAAGTCGCTGAATCGTTGATCCACTGCACATCCTGTCCCACCAGTATGAGGCGTCATAAATACACGTGCCGTCATCGCTGAACTCGCTAGGTTTAGGGTTATCCCACTCGGTAATCGATTTTGTAAACCGCTGAATGGTCCTAATGTCTTCTTTGCTTACGAAGTCAGTCAAGACAACAACATTGTTTTCACTGCGCCCAAAAAACCCCGGAGCCGTAAGAGATACTTCATCCTCGGTCATGACCGACTAATGCCTCTCCTAGTAAATGCTTGCGTCAACCCCTTCAGCCTAGCAGCCCTAAATAACTGTTGCTACTTGAATGACGGCGGAAAGTGCGGCGGAAAGTGCGGCGGAAAGTGCGGCGGAAAGTGCGGCGGGAAGAATGGCGGGAAGTATGGCGGGAAGAATGGCGGGAAGAATGGCGGGAAGTGGGGTGGAAAGAACGGGGGGAAGTGGGGTGGAAAGAACGGACCAATTGCCCGAACCGTGATCGTCAGCCCGAGGGGGATCTCAAACGATGTGGTGTCAGGAAACGTTACGCCATTGACAATAATCTCAAACGCTTTACCAACATCGGCGTTGACGGTCGTGTTTTGAGCATTGGACGCCAAAGTGGCAGCAACAAACCCCATACCGACAAGGCTGGTCACGAGCGCAGAAGCGTCGCCAAGGTCGGTGTAGGTGAACTCCCCTTTATGTACCTCGTCACTGCCCCGGGTGTCCATCTTAGACCTTAATGTCGCCAGACAGATGCCACGTATCTGTCCCGATCTTGCGCAGTGTAGCAGTGGAGTACCGGTCTCGCAATCGCCCGCCTACAGCGTTGAGCAGCGTCACGCCACTCAGCGCAGCAACAGTAACCTCTGCAGTGTTCATGCGGATAATGGTGAATGTTGTCCCAATGGAGAACGCTACCGACGCATTCGTTGGGATTTGCAGCGAAATGGCTGACGTGTTGTTGCACATCTGGACAAATGTTCTGTCGGCCAACGCAAACGTTTTTGTGGCGGTAATGTCAGCAGAATACCGCTCTGGAAGGATTGTGTCGGCCGGGAGCGTGACGGTGCCCGTGAATGTGGGGCTGGCAATGTTGGCCTTCAGGGCAAGCGAGTTCGTTACCGTCGTAGCAAAGTTCGCGTCGTTACCAAGTGCTGCGGCCAACTCGTTCAGTGTGTCAAGGGCTGCGGGAGCCGCCCCAACAATCTGGGAAACGATGTTCACGTTCACCCACTGCTGAAGGGTATTGTTCCATTGGATTGTTTCGCCGTTTGCAAGACTCGTCAAGACGACATCGACAACATCGTCCAGTTTTGCAACTGCTGGCGCTGCGCTGTTAACCCAATTGGTGCCGTTGTAGCGAACCACTTGGTTATTAGATGGGGCTGAGATAACTACGTCAGTTAGGTCGTCCAGCGTTGCGGTCGGAAGAGTGACCCACTTCAGGCCGGTTGCCTCGGCTGAATCCGTGAAGAGGTAGCGACCATTGGCCCCAGCAGGAAGTGTTGCTCTCGTTCCGGTTCCCGTTCCGGCGACGATGGCCCCCTTGGAGGAATACTCCGGCTGGAGTACTGCATCTGCAGCAATTTCAGTGTTTACAAACGCCGTTGTGGCGATCTGAGTTGTATTGGTCCCTTGCGTTGCCGTCGGAGCGGTGGGCACACCGGTTAAAGCGACGCTGCCGAAGTTGAACGGCGAGGTCACTACGGAAGTTGTTCGCCCGTAGTTGTCAACAGTTACTGAAGAAACGAATGTGGTTGTTGCCGCCCCAGCCGTTGCTGAGGGTGAAACAGTGGCAAGATCGATAGCGTCAGCCGACATTGCAATTCGTCCCGCCGTACCGACAGCGTTGATAACGTTGCCGGTCATTGTTAAGCCATCACCAGCAGTGAAAGCCTGAGCGCCAGTAAACTGAGTGAACTGAATTGGATCGACGCCGATCTGATGCGGCCGATACGTGGAGTTCACGACGAAGCCCTGCCAGACGTTGGTCGCCCCCGCCGTTACGAAGACGGCTTCTCCTGTATTGACCGCCGCTGGGCCGGAGCCATTGAAGTCCGTTGAGCGCACGAGGGCGTAGCCAGTTGAGCCACTCCCAGCAACAACAACTACGTAGATTCCGTTTTGGGCTTGCGTAGATTGGTTTTTGATCAGCAGCCGGTCACCAACTGAAACTGCGCCACCATCAACCATAAGAGCACCGTTGGTCGTTGCTGTAAGTGTTGCCCCAACCCCAAGAAGACCATTGTCGTATGTTGGCGAGTTTGGGAGCGCTGTGGCTGTAGCAAACCTGACAGCCTCGTGCCAGTCAAGACCAGCCACCAGGCTGTCCACGTAGGCTTTTGTTGTTGCGTGGTTTGCTGATGAAGGTGGATTGCTGATTGTCACATTTGCAAACGTCACGCTTGCGGTTGTTGCGATTTCTTCGTTGGTGACAATCACGCTGTGCTGCGCCATGGACGATTTCACTCGCCCCAGTACAACCATCTCGTCGTTGACGCCCTCAACAAATGCCACCATGACAACTTCGCCGGGCTTGTAGTCAGCGCCCAAAGCGTCCGAAAGACATTCAATTTCTGCGTGAATAAAGTCCCCCGTAAGGCGAGGGACCGTAATGCTTAGTCTGTTTTCGTTTGAGTCAACGACAACTCCGTGCATTACCCCCGTTGCCGAAAACGGGACGGAAGCGGCCTTGAATGGCGAGGTTCTCATGTTGGCCTCCCTTCAGTAAGCGGGGATCAACGCGTCTATCTAATTAGACGGTTGAATCCCAAAGAATCTTATGTCCGTAACTTCGCGGATTGCCGACTTTGGAGTGTTTGCGAATCCATTGGAGGTAAGGTACGTTACCTCCCAAAGAGGGCGGATCTCAAAAATTGGCAACCCGGTAAGGTTAAGGGAGTTCCAATTGTCAAGCGCTACCTTATTGAGGTTGTCGTATTCAGCCTGCCCCATAATTCCAATGACCGGGTAGTTCAAATTATTTGTAGCGGCCACCCATGTAACGCCATACTTGTTGGTTCCAAGATCAACAGTTGACCACGTTCCGCTAGTATTCAAATTGTACTGAGCCAACGTCCCCTGCTTGAGCGGGAACTTGGTCGGTGAGGTAGCCTTCCAGGCGCTTCCAGATCGATAGAAGATGGGAATCTCGCAGCCACCCTGCAGAACCTGCTGCCACGTATTCGCTGTGGGCATAGCAGAGTGAGTGATGTCAATTTGGATGTCTTCATCGAAGAAAGTTCCATTTGTAATATCCATCTGGATATGAGCATTACTTGACCCTGAACCACTGGTGGAGTAGTTGGTTAGTCCAAACCCACTGGCGTAAGCAGCACCACGGGTTCGGTGAAGATATTCATGCGTCTGCCAGTCAACCACGATGCCGTGTCGTTCGTCAGCGAAGAAGTAGGCCTCACCGTCAATAGCGTTCCAGTAGATGTAGGCGGTTGGGGCATCCTGATCCCAGGTGAAGTACGTGGACTTCTGGGACAGGACGCCAACCGAATTAAAGTAGATGTAGTACAGGCCAGTTGAGTTTGGAATCTGAATGGATTGCGCTGATGTAAATACGTAGCGTCGACCAGTACACCAAACCTCAAACGAGCCAGAGACTGGCGAGATTGTAAAGGTTCGATTGGACTTATTGAAGGAGATGGTGCTTTGTTCTTTGTCTTTGTGTCCGGTTGGCTCGCCGGTCGGGGAAACGGTGTTCACCCAGTTTGTTCCGTTAAACCCTAGATACTGTCCATCGCTTGGAACGGCAATTGTCACGTCGTCAAGGGCGTCTAAAGTTGCTACTGGGGATGAGCCTCCAATAATGGGTATTCCACTTGACAGGATCCACTCATCTGACGCTCGCTTGCGGAGTGTGACTTGCTCGTATTGACTTAAGAGGTAGTTCTGCCCCCGAAGGCTCACCCCTGCGGCGACGGACACGAGCACATCGCTTGTTGAGAGGTTGCAGATCGTCAGAACGCAGCCAATGGGAAACGGCACGCTGGACGAATGAGGAATAACGGCGACATGGGTTCCGAGACCCTCAAACGGAACAACCATGCCAATGTCTGACAGTTGGAGAGTGTAGGTACCGGACCTTGAGGTCGTCTCCAGCAGGTACTTCTGTGCCCATGGAATGGACTGGGCCATTTCAACAGTCGTGGACGACTCGGTGATGGTGACAGTATTTCGCTCGTCTTCGACGGTCACGTAAATTGGGTTGAGGCTCACCGTGTTACCCCTGGATGAAGCCTGAACTCTCCTTCAATAACTCGCGACTCCACGTTGGATGGGGAAACAATTTCAAGATCGTAGATTCCCGATCTTGCGATTCCAAACGTTTCAGTTGCGGTGAGCGTCAAGGTGACGGTCCCTAGCGATCCGCCAAGCAAAATTCGGCCATTTGCAGTCGACAACTCAATGATGGTCGTTGATGAGTTGAAGTCTTTACGAACTTGCATTTTGGCTGAGTAGCCAGTTAGGTTGAGTGGCACACCCTCCTGCTTGAGGGTTAGCACGCGCTGAAACGTTTGCCCTTGTTCGCAGTCGAAGTTGTAGCGCCCTGCTGGCATCTCAATTGCCTCCGGTGACTTCCTACCTTTACTTCAATAGGAAGGGTGACTCCATTAGTTTAAATGAAAAAAAGCGGGTCAACCTTGATGAGGGTGACTGTCCAAAAAGGCTTGCGACCATCGAACAATAAGGTTCCATGTGGCAAAGATACCGGCAATACCGGCAACCTTTAGTGTTTCAACATTCATAATTGCTGCTGCCGGAATTGCGGCTGATGCGCCAATTACAAATGTTGCCAAAGCCCTGTAAAAGGCATCCTTATAGGTCATCTTCGGTCGTGTCATCTTCCATCACCACTTTCTTTGCGAACTCCAAAGCACCAAGCGCCCACCATGGCGTGATGTTACCAGATGCGGCGATCCTGAGATCGACACCATCCTCGGTCATAACCTCAGCAATGAGTAGGTAGTTGAAAATGAGTCCGCCATCTGAAATGGCATCCAGCATTGAAGAGATTGACTGTTCTGGCCCGTCATCCATGCTTCTAGTCGATCTCACCTTCTGCTTCGCAGAATCCAACAATTTGGATGACTCGTCCGTCCTGCGACCTAATGACTGATGCCGTGCAAAAAACGACAATCCCAGTTGCCATTTCAAAAGTCACCCGGAGCGGTCGCCCGTTGGCAACGAGGTCTTTCCACTCCTTCAGTACTTCGTCTCGGTCTTTTGAGGCAATGCCATTCAGCCAGCCATGACCGATCGCGTCTTCAGCGTAGAGACCAGACATTCGTTGCCATTCACGCGAGACGTGAGTGTACTTACCTTCTGCGTCTGCTTCAAAATGTCCGATCCCAAGGACTGTTGCGAGGGTTAGGGAGGTTTGTTGTGTGGTGGACATCCCAACCTCAAGGCGATTGAGGGCATCCTTGATGCTTGCGCCGCCGTTGGGTTTGAACTGCAATGCCGTCTGGCGAGTATTCCACCAAGCGAGCCACGTGGGAGCAACTATGGCGGCGATGATCACGCCAGTAATAGAAGCAACGCCAGGGTCAATTCCAAACATTTTGCTCCCTTTCGACTTTGCGTCAATCTAGCCGATCGGATTTACGGCTACGAAATGGGCGGTCCGCAAGAATGCTGCCCAAGACGCTCCTTGATGAAGTATTCAGTAAGTGGCCAGCAGCGTAACCACAAAGGCCCACCGTCAGGCAGGTGGTTTGATTTCGGCGACATTCCAAAAGGTGAACACCACTCCTGCCGACTCACTTGAGTAGGCGGAGTGCTCAATTTGTAGTTTTGGAGGCGGAAGTCTTTGTACGCTCTCTTTTGAGGCTTTAAGGCCTTTAGTCATCCCGGCAACGTTTGGCAAAATTGGACAACACATGATGATCACCCCACGAATACGATGCTATCCCAGAAAAAAGAGCCTTGATAAGTGGAACCGGACCAAGCGTCGCGACCCATTCCATGCCGAGTAGCGCTTTGATTAAATGAGTCAGTTACCGCTGCTTCCAAATTATTTGCATTTCCCGACGCTGAAGAAAAAAGTGTAATAGTAGAACCAGATGTTTGAACCCTCAACCACGTGTTGTAAGGCCAAGTTTGAAAGCCTATATTTCGCCGATATACCGCAGTTGGAGAGCCGTTTTGAATTTTGTATAACGTCACATAGTCTCTGCGGGCATAATATGGAACAGTGGAATCATAGTAACTCCAAAATCGTGACCGTGATTCCTGTTGTCCAGTATCAAATCTATATTGACGCTCGCCGTGAATATAACCGCAGCAGTAATAGTTGTAAGCAGAGCATGGTTCCCTGTATAAAACGGTCCAACTTCCGGTTGTAAAGGCCCAAGGCCCCCAATCTCCGGGAACTCCAATGCAGGAGAAGGCAGTATAACCGGCAAGTTCATATTGACTCTCCTGAGAGAACAACCAGTAATTATCCGAGTCTGATTGTCGAAACACAATTCCACGCCCAAAACCAAGTTGGTTAGCGTTTGCGGTAATTGTCACGTCAGATTTGTTAAAGTCAATCCAAGTAAATGTTTGCCGAGTTGTCGCCGTGTTGTAACTGTTTCCACCTTGGTTTGACCAGCCATTGCCAGACCCAACGTTCTGCCAGGTGAGCGTGCCGTCAGTGAAAAGACCCAATGATGCGCCACTTGAGGTAAAGTTGTCTTGATATGTGCGAATCCTGGAGGCGCTCCCCCCACCTCTTGGAAATGCAAATGCTCCAAATCCAGGGTTTGTGGAAGTGCCTGATACTGCCTTAACCTCCCCTTTAGGGAAACCCAGCAAACCCTGACTACTCACAAGAAAGTGCCTCCTTCGACAATGATGTTGAAGGTTTCAGTGTTGTGAGTGGCAGCGCGAATCGACCACGTGGCGGGGAGAAGAAGTAGGGGCAAGTCGGGGCGTACGTCATTCCTCACTGCCGCCCTGAAAGCGGAAACGCCAGCACCCGGAGACGCAATAGCATTAACTGTTGTCTCATTCCAAAGGCGAGCGTTCGTACCGTCGTGGACAAACAAGCGAACGGTTCCTGTAGATGTTGCCGCTACCGCCTGAATAATGATCTCATCAATGCGCGCCCCTCCGGCTGGGGCGGTATAGATTGTCGCAATTGTGCCGGTCCCATCTCGGTTGGCGTTCGCTACCGAAACCTGGCCCATGGCCACGAGTGGATTTGCCGCAAAGTTTGGTTGTCCAGCCATGTGCTGCCCCTATCTGAAGAAGTCCTGTAGAAAAAGATTGTCGAATGAATCCATGAAAAGCGTATCCCAGGATCCAAACACTTGAAATGTGTTGGGTTCACCAGTCTTGATAACTTGAAAGTTTATCACATTCGATGTATCGCTTGTTCGGAGTGGCGGCAACAATCCGTTTTGCCACTGAACTGAAGTTAAAACATTATTTACAAGAACGGAATTGAATGGCCTAACCATTCCTCCTCTTATCTGTAAGTTAAATCCTTGACCAACTCCAATAACTGCTGTTTGCGTGTAGATATCAAGATCCCACCCCGAGATCGACTCGGGAGCATTGGTCCAGTTAATCAAAGTAATGAAGTTAAATCCCCCCCATGCAAACAAATTTGTTTCTGGGATACTGACTACAGGGATTCTCCAGCGTCCACCAACGACCGTAGACAAAAAACTCACAAAGTTGATCGGCCCATATTGTCTGCGCTTGGTTTTTACAATTGGAGTGGTAAGTTGCACCGGACTTGCCTGGATATTGGCCGTTGAACCGGGGGTAATTGTTGGATTTGAAAGAGTTAGTTGATTGAGGGTGACTCCAACGAGGATGTCTGAAGACGTGACCGAACCGGCAGCCAACTTTGCCTCAGTAACTGAATTGCTGGCTAAATCTGCACCAACCACCTGCAAAGCGCCAATTTTATCTGAGGTTACTGCAAGATTATCAATCTTTTCTGAGGTGACATTCCCGTCTGCAATCTTTTCAGTAGTTACGTTAAGGTTTGCTAACTTTGATTCCACAATTAAAAGATCAGACATTGCTTCAGTTGTTAACAGATCGTCTGTTAACTTGTCGGTCGTTACGGCTAGGTCCGATAGTGAGTTACTTGAAACAACAGAGTTGTTAAACAAAGTTGCTGAATCAATTGATCCATTTCCTAACCTATGAATGTGGTCATCGGCAGCAAAGATTGCACCATATACTGTTCCGGGCGCATTAACGGTACCAATTGATGAAGGCGTTGAAGGCGTGCCCATGGGGTGAACGTGGTTCGCTAAGGCAAATTTTGCGGACACAACCCCGCCAGATGTCGTGACAGATCCAGCCGAAGCCTCAAATCCGGTCCGAAGCGATTGAATGTCGGCCGCAAGACCCTGGAGATAGAGGGTTACCCAGTTTGCGCCATTCGACCAATACAGGATCCCAGTGTCTGTAGCCTGGTACAAAGACCTAGCATTTGAGGCGGAGGAAGCAGAACCCTTTGCTGAGTCATCGCCCGCTCGCCATGTAACGCCAAGAAATTCTAGTTGTCGGTTATCTAATTCCTTGTTTGTTCGGCTCGGAGCGTCGCTTGGTGAGTCGGAGCGCGTAAGGCCAAATCGCAACGATTTTGTTATGGACATTATCGGTACCTTTGAAAAAGGTAAAGATCAGAAGCCACCGTGGAAGGTCTTATGCTTTGATTTGCAAATACCGCAAATGCGTTTGTCCCTGTTTTCAAAATGTTGAATGTGTACGTTGTTGTTGTACTTGCTGCTGCCGTGATTGGCGCAATTCCGCCAGTCCAGAGCGGTGAACCAGTAGCACCATCCAGTTGAATGCCGGAAGGGATGTAGGGAGTGGAGCCAGCCATGACCATAATTGTGACCTGAATTGCTTGATTGTTGCTGGTCAGGAAAGTGTTTAGTGTGGTCGTGCTATTTCCGCGAAAGTTAAATGTCCAGTTTCCAGTCGCTGCAGCCGTAAAGTACAAAAATCGTGAGGTCATCAAGTCGATATTAACGACGCCATTTAAGGGCGTTGCAATGGATTGCCATGCATCTCTTTGAGCAACGACATAGGCATTGTCTACTGTCAGATCTTGAGCAGTGCCACCGCTAATTGTGCAAGATGACAGCGTTGGGGAAGAGATTGTGATGTTTGTTGCAATCTTTGTTGTAGTGACCGCTCCGTCGGCAATCTTTGTTGCAGTGACCGCTCCGTCGGCAATCTTCGCTGCAATGACTGCTCCGTCGGCAATCTTTGCTGTAGTGACCGCTCCGTCAGTAATCTTTGTTGCAGTGACCGCTCCGTCGGCAATCTTCGCGGTTGTTACGGCTCCGTCGGCAATCTTTGCGGTTGTTACGGCTCCGTGGGCAATCTTTGCGGCGGTGACTGCGTGTGCGGCTAGTTTCTGCGTGGTGACAGCCCCATCGATAATGGCTGACGTTGGGATGACCGACGCAGCAAATAGGTTCGATGAATCGATACTCCCAGCGCCAAGTCGATGTACGTGGTTGTCTGCAGCAAATACCCCACCGCTTACTGTTCCGGGGTCGTTTGCGGTGCCAACAGAGGAGGGCGTTCCGGGAGTTCCCATGGGGTGAATATGGTTTGCTAAGGCAAACTCAATCTGCGAGACATCACCTACGGTGGACGTTGACCCGGCAGAGGCTGCCGATCCGGTTCTAAGCGGCTGGATGTCGCCGCTTTCACCTGCGTCGCCGACGGGGGTCCACGTTGCCCCATTTGACCAGTAGAGGGTGAGCGTGTCGTTGGCGTAATAGAAAGATTTTGAGTTTGCTTGACTTGAGGCTGGCCCCTTCAGCGAGTCTGCCCCCTCGCGCCAGATCGCCCCAAGAAGTTCAAGTTGGGCATTGTCGGTATCGGCCTGGCCGCGATTGAATGGGTCACTGCCGGAGTCCCACCTCGTAAGGTTGAAGCGGCTTGATTTGCTGATAGCCATACCGACACCTTTGTTTTGCTCGGACCCAATCTTAGACCATATTGACGTTCTGGAGTGTGAGACCTTTAAGGGAGATAGGCGTGGGAGATGACTGCACCAGCGGGCTTTGCTGCTGAAGCGAATGTAATGACCTGATCGTCACTGTTTGTCTGACCTGATTTTGTGCTCACAAGTAGGCAAAAAGAAGAGCCTGACACTTGAAGTCTTGCCGAGGTGGAGACGGGGTCTATTGTCACCGCCCCAATGCCGGTAGAGAAAGAAATTGTTTTTCGATCTTGAGAGACAGTTATGGACCCTGGCGAGTGGGTCACATCGATCGATCCGTTGCCGGTCCCTGTAATGACAACAGTGCCCGAAAGGGATGAGGAGGGAACGAGACGCGTTAAAGTAATTGTCATTGTCCCGCTCGCAACGACAATTCTGGAAATGCTGGATCTCCAAATTTTTGGAGTTACGGTAACCTTTTTATTTGTTGCCCAAGCGGTTGTCTCCAACTTTCTATTCAAAACGCTCACGGTGAAAGTTGTTGCCGACGGGACAGACTGAACAACGTAGGTGTGGTTGATCCAAGACGTAGATGACCGATAAATTTCGACAAAGTCTCCAACCGATAAGCCGTGAGGTACCGTACAGGCGACTGTTGCGGTGCCGCCGCTGGCAGAAATCTGCACGCTCATATCAACTCCCGATAGAGAAATCCGGGCGGCGCGCCGAATTCCCTCTAAAGTCCCAGACCAAATACCGCTAGCCCCCGACTGAATTAGCGAGGCGTTGACTTCATTTGGGCTAAGGTTTTGAGGGCTTACCTGCTCAACGTGACGCCATGTCAGGTCAGATGCTTTGGTGACCGTTCCAGTCGACGCCGTGGATGAGATATTCGCTGGCCGAACATTGCCGGTGAATGCAGCAAATGCTGTTGAGGACGTAGTCGTAATGGTGAAAGCGTTATTTCCTCCATCGTCACCAACTTGCAAAACGGAGGCAATTGTTCTTGTTCCTGAGATGTCCGCATTAGGCACCCCAGTAATGACTACAGACTCACCGACGCTAAAGCCATGGGGTCGGGAACAGAGAATTGTCGCTGTAGTGCTTGAGGCTGCGCGCGTCGCTGCCAAAATCCCGTAGTTCTGACTATAGGTCAGCGTGTTGCCAGCGATACCAACAACTTCGTAGTAGCCATTAAAGTTTGTTGACGGAGACGTTGCCACCGTAACTACGTCTCCAGCAACCACCCCGTGGGCTGATGCGGTTGTGAGTGTTGTCAGCCCATCTGTTCTTTCCCGCAACGAAAGGTTTACTGCGGGGGACTGAGCGGCGCTATTAATTTGCGTTTCCCAGTCTGTCCACGTTGGGAAGTTCTGCTCCAGGTAGTACCAGGGGGTTAGTCCGCCCTCAAGATTTAGTCGCGTGGCTCCCGTGAGTTGCGAAATCCAAGGAAGCCATTCTGCTTTTGTGCCCGAGTTGGGGTACCCGGAAGCGTCAACAAGTGTTGAGGAATCAGAGGGGTCTCCCCCGTCAGCAACTGATACGTAGTCAAAGTCATCAATCAGTTCATTGACTTCATTAAGATGGTCGCCTACTAAATCAAGGAACCGAGCCATTGGCTCGGTTGGATTTACTTGATCCGCATCCTCCTCCACCATGTATTCAGGCAGCCAAAGTTTCATTTTTTCGACAGTGGGGGACGCCACATAGTCGTACGGAGTGAGAACTACTCCGTCAATCCATAACGTGGAGTCAAAGGGTGTAGCAACAAGATTCCGCAACTCAATACGGACAACCGCAAAGTACGCGTTGACGGGGGAGGTCACTGAATGGGTCGCAAGCGTCCAGCCTTGCGCTGTTGTAACGTCTGACGATCTATCTCCAACCTTTACTGACGAATAGGTGACCCCTAGAGACGTTCCGGTCACATCAAAGAACTCCACTCCGAGGTGGGCTTCTCGTAAACTCAGTTCATGATAGAGCCACGCAGAACAGCGATACTGGGTAGAAGGGTCAGCAATGGGCCTCCCTGTTGAAGGCGCTGACGAAATAGAGGCGGTTGTCCCCGTCAACCCAGTGTGGGTTAGCAACAAAGACTGATTTCCAAAAAACGATCTACCCGCAGTTGAAGACAGCGAGGCATTGGAGACCGCCGTCCATCCCCCTAGAGCCATAGAGGAAGATGGTGAAAATCCCGCAGTGACGTTATCGATGAGGTTGTACTTGCTCACAACAGGTCAACTCACGGTAATCGAATGCGTTGCGGACTGAACCAATGGCGCTGGATCAAGAATCTGAATGTCACCATTGGACAATTTTTTAATGGCAGCAATAACGTATCCACCTGAAGAAGATGTGTTTGTGCCAGACTGAGTAAACGTAAATTGCGAACCAGATGCCGAAAGTGCCGTCACTAGGCCGGTTGTATTGAATGTCGCGTTCGTTACTCCGGCCACCTTGAGATACAGAGTTTCACCTGGGTTGATTACAACCCCATGGGCCGAAGATGTTGTGATAGTTGCCGTACTAGACGACCTAGCAATTGTTGAAATAGTGAATCGATTAACCGTTGACACGGAGGGCACATCTATGTCCGTTGGAGTCAGCGTGGTAGAGGAGATGTAGTCGACCGCCTGTTGGGTTTCTGTTCCGACCGCAATTTGGATAGATCGCAGAACGTTGGCTACCTCATTCACGCGAACAATCTGACTCCAGTTCCATTGGTTCGTTGACAGATATGCATTCAAAGCGGATGTGCAGGCCTGCTCTACGGCGAGGCTAGAAAAGGTTTGAACTCTTGCAACGCTGGCCTGAACCTGGATAGTGACGAAGGTTGGGTGACTTACATTGACGGCGAGTGCTGCGTGTGACCGTTCGGTAACTGCGTCATGAACCCCATCCAGCAAGCCATACCCAACACTGGTCGGGACGAGCGATCCGTCCCCGACCCCGTCAAAGAACACGGTGGGGCTGGAGTCGATGGGCGCTATAACTACAAGAGAGTTGCCTGCAAGCCCACTCCCCCTTGTCTTGTCGGAGTTGTCGACAGCCTTACACCGGTACACCGACGGGAAGCGCCCATCTAAGACAAAATCTTGCATTTGTTGTGCCGTAGCCAACACGGTGGAAAGTCGACCTAGCACTGCCTTGGAGCGAGTGAAGTATTCGGCATCCGTTTCAGCGAATGTGCCCCCAGTCATCGGCTCCGCAAGGCTTGCAGTGGCTACGCCGGAAAGCACAGACAGCAGCGACAGAGTTGTGCCGGTGGCCAAACCGTTGAAGTCGGACCCGATGTCCACACTCTCCACGTCAACTACCACTCGGGCTGGGACCGTTCCACTAGGAGTCACTGTTCCAGTTGTTGCTGATGCCGACCCGGAGGTTGTTGAGGTGTATGTAAAAGTCGTCAGTGAAGTGACGCCTGTTACGGGACGATTCGATTCATTGAGGGTTGGGGTTCCACTAATTGAAACAAGGTCACCTACTGCGAGGCCGTGGCGCTCAGTCGTTACAACCGTTACAGCGGTCCCCGTCCGAGTGATTGACGAAATGATCCTAGTGTGAAGCCCTACCACCTCAGCAAGAGTCAGAACTACTAGTGGGGTGCTGCTGGAGGAGTCCTGGTAGAACAATCGCGTTCCAGACGGGACAACAAAAGAGGCAGTTGTTAGTCCACTGAACTTCACTGATGCCGTTGCTTTGTCGCCTGTCTGCCGTTCAACATCAAGTAGTTTGAGCAGCACCTCGGTGATGGCCCCTGGCAGCCTGTTGATTGCGTAGACCGCCTCCTGCACCTCCAAGGCCATGGCTTGCAGGAGAACTGCCTCAATCGAACCTTCGCGTACAAGCAACTCTGGGAGCGACACCTGGGCGTAGTCAATTGCTCGCAGGTAAATGTTCTGACTTGAGTCGTCGTAAATCTTCAGGTCTACGTACGGGGATACATCAGGCGACGGCATTGTCGGTCTCCACAAAGTCGATATCGATTACGGATTTCCCGTCAGACGTTAAATAAGCCTCAATTGAAGAAACCTCTACCTCTGGATTGAATAGAGTTAGCGCTGCAGCAATCTCTGTGTCTGAAACTTCCGTAAATGTCGGGTCGGGGATCCCGTACGTTAGGGCGAGAGGGAGTTCTCCTCTAAGTGTCTGCACGAGGGCAGCGATTTGCTGCGCCTTATGAGCGTCAGAGCCTTGAGTAACGGTTTGCAGGCGTCCAGAGCGCAAGATGCGAAATGGTGAGGCAAGTACTTGCATGGGCCTATTCTCTCATGATTGTCAAAGAGTTGACGGTACCTGTAGGACTGAGAACCCGCCGCCCGTAATGTCAACGACTCGCTCGGCCTTGTCGACTGTTGACGGCGCTGGAGCAATTCCGCTAAGTGAGACCGACGACGTTTCCCCCTCGTTCCAGCGTACTTCAGAGATCACGTAGACATCGTTGAACGTGGGGACGCCTTCAACGAAGACAGTCATGCCAGGCCGAAAGAGTAGTCCGTTGCTTCGCTCCAACTGAAAGTCAACGCCTGAGGCGTCGGGGTCGTCGTCAGACCTTCTCATCGTTGGGCACGTAAGGCACCGGCACCCAAGAGCGCCCGCCCCAGATGCGGGGGTGGGCGGATCTTGATTCCAGTAAATGGAGGTTGCTAAAAATCCTGACGTAGTCGAAGATCGAACGGCAAACTTGCCAGCCAAATACTGGAGACTGGTAAAAAATAATCTTTGATCGGTTTCAAATAGATAAAACTGGTTGTCCGAGGCGAGTCGCTTGAGCACATCCCATGTTGACTCATCTGTTTTATCGTTAGACACGCGTACGATGGTGTTCTTGGGGGGCGTGGACTCTCCAAAGAATGCCATCCCAAACTCTTTTGCTTTGATGCTTGCAAAAGTTGTTGAACTCATGCCAGGAAACGACGCTTGGCCTTTGTCTCTTTTCAGGGATTGAATTCCAAGTGATCGAAACTCAATTGTTAGTTCTTCAGACGCTGAACCCTGTCGAACTTCTGCGGCTGCCACTTCGTACCAAACATTTTTGTAAGCAAGAAGTCGACGCAAAGAGAAGACATTTTTGCTCAGCATAACTAGACCTGGATCGCTTACCGTTGCGGTTAACTGAGCGGTAGCGGTGATGGAAAGGCTTACCGACAGTTTGGTTGTGTACTGAGAAATATCAAATGACGAGTTTGACAAAGGATCAACAATGACCAATCCAGTGATCATGGGCGGTCTACCCCACGTCCCTTTTGCGTGGTGCGCTTCTCAAAGCCGCCATAGATTGACTTGGATGCAACCGACTGCCATAATTCCAGGGTGCTCTTTTCTACCGACCCACTTTTTCCAGAATTGGATCGTGATTTTCCTCTTGGAACAGGCTGACGCGCCACCGGGACATCAGCAACGGCGATCATGCCGGGGATGGTTTGACTGCTGGTCCCGACCTCGGTGAACTGCATTGTGACGTTTGCAATCGTCATTTGCTGAAGATTGTTAAATCTTGTTGCGTCCACTCGCAGGTCAGTTAAACGAAATACTACTTTCCAGTGCAGCCTTCCAAGAAGCCCAGAGATGATGATGTCCTTATCCCCTTGCGCAATTGCCTTCAGTAAAAGCAAGTTGTCTTCAACGGGGAACGTTCCTGCTCCGAGGGTGCGGTCGGCGGTCACGATTGATGAAATGGATATTTGAAGCGGAGACAGGGAAGATCTCTGAAGAAGGGGCTTCCTACCTGGGCGAGATAGTTGGTCGTACTGGTCAGCCAATCCATCGATAGAGACATCATTTGGTGCGTATGGGAAGGTGAACACCGGAGAGATTGTGGTTCCATCCGGGAGAGCGACTGGCTCTGTAGTAGAGACAGTGACCTTCCCCACGTAGGAGTCGCTTGTAGAGGTCGTAGAGGCTGCCCGAACCCTAAGACCCCTGTTAGTGACAACTCTAACAACCGGCATTACTGACGCTCCCTGCTTGTTCGCTCTGCGCGCCTGATGCGTGCCATGACGGCGTCGGCAACAGCCTCTGCATCGCTACTCGCGCTACTCACGTGAATCACGTAGTTGTTGGTGTTCCCGCCCATGCCGCTGACATTGGCGGGCGAACTGGCGTCACCCTGAGGGGGAACAACGTGGAGATGACGGCTGCCAGCGGACCCGTGGAACTCAGCAACCCCGCCAGCGCCCTTTACGGCCATTGCGTACTGACCGAGGTTGTCGCCAGTAAGGTCATATGCGCGTCCGAAGCGATGGTCCGACATCATGGAGCCAAGGTTGTTATTCCGGACCCCGGAAGTGATGGTGCGAGAGCCGGAGACCGTTGAGTCAAGGCTGGAGTGTTTGCTGAGCGTCCGACGCCAACGATCGCTAGTGGTGTCTCCAGTCGGGTCATCAACTCCTCGGGGAGTAATGATTGACACCCTCAGCACTGATTCCAAGATTGCCGACTTTACGGCTGCCTTGATTTCGCTACCCATGGCCTTTGCACCGGTCTGAAGTTCTCCAAGAACCAGGCCCTCCAAAGTTGCTGTATCAAACGAAACCCCTTCGGCCTTAAGGTAAGTTTCCAGTTTGGATACGGCTTCTGCGGCCTGCTCCCCAACTGGCTTTGTCGGATCAAGGCTGCCAGTTGTTTGCATCAGTTGTGTTTGGAACCTGTTGGCAAACCCTGGATCCATTTGCAGCCTGCCACTCAGGGTCCCCGCCGACGCCCGTAGAGCATCCGTGGCTTCTGTAATCAGTGCCCGATACATGTCAAGATTTTCAAGGCCCATCCCAGACTGATTGACATATTCTTGTCCAGCAAGAATTTGAGTAAAGGCCGCTCCGGACAACCCTTTCATCATTGCATCAAAGGAGCCGTACTTTCCGGTCTGGAAGTCGGTTAGGGCTTTTTGAATCTCTTGCGAAACGAACTCGCCCATGAGTTTTTCAAGTTCTGCAGAGTCAGACCCCGTGTAGTTGAAGGCTGCTTCGCCTGCTGCCTTATATGCTGCCGACGATTCAAACTCTTGTCGTCGTTGCTCCATCGGTCCCAAAGCAATGTCAAGCATTTTTCCAGCAGCCTGCGCCCTGTTTGCCATATTGTCGACAACGAGGCCAAGTTCGTCAACCTCATACCCCGTGCCAGCCATGATCTCGCTAAGCGTAAGTAGATTTTGCATTAGATTAACGTCCATCTTGTTGGCAAGATTTTCGGTCTCGTCAGCGTTCATGCCCATTAGCCCGTTTAGTAATTCAAAGTTGCGCGACTGCATTTGAGCGCCTTCGGTGAGTTCTTTGAATGCGGCGTTTCCCTCTGTCACAAAGGCATCTTTGTAGTCAATAAAAGAAAACTCCCCCTCTAGTCGAATGCGCTGATTTTCCATCCGGCCATAAGCGTCAGCCATTTTCTTAATGTTTTCTGGAATATTTGGATCATTGTAGAATGCCTGACCACTGCCAGAAAACAGTTTGTTTGTTAAGATATCTTTAATTCCGCCAGGATTACCGGCAGCCCCAGAATAGTCGGTATAAATATTCTTTGATGCATCGGGAGAGATGTCACCTTCAGTCATCATTCTGTTAAGTTCTTCGGAGATTGTTGATAACTGAATCTCTGTAATTTTTCTGGCCTGCTGCAGCGTGCGGACACCGGCAAGTGTTCCGCCGAAGTCTTGCCTTTTGCGATTAAGTGATAGCCGACTATTTGGATCAAGGCCTTCAAAGGCCATATTCCTGGCAAGACTGGCCGACTCTTCTTTACGCCTTTGGCGCTCTTCTTCGGCGGCTTTGGTTCCACTGAAATAGCCAACGGCACCCCCAAGCACGCCACCGATTAACGCTCCTGGAACGCCGCCAACCATTCCTCCGATTGCTGCCCCTGTGCCAGCGCCAGATAGAGCGCTCCCCAACCCTTGTCGACCTGTATCTGTAGGGCTTCCACCGCCAGAGATCAAGCCGCCTACATAAGTCATTGCCATTGCTGGAAGTAGAGGCCCAACCCCCTTCATGAACGGCTTTACGCCAGCCTGGAAGAAGTCTCTTCCAGCACGACGCATGGCAACCGATCGGGATTGGGCAGGGCCACCTTGTCCCATTGCCTGTCCCGGCAGTCCCATGAACGGGAACGCTGCCATGCCGAGCGCCCCACTCATCATGCCGCGCAGTCCGCCGCCCCTGGGGGCATTGCGCCCATTTGGGTTTGCCTTCCTTCGCCCACTTCTGTTCATCAGCATGCCCATGCCTGCGGTCGCTCCAAGGAGACCCATGCCAGGTATTTCCAGGACGGTAGACAGCATCTGAATCATCTTCATGAAAGATGCAATCAGTGGAGCCATGATCTGCTTGAGTTGCGTCAGTCCATCAATCAGGTTTCTAATTGCTTCGCCGATACTGCGAATCGTCTGAGCAAACAGTTCCATGCCGCCTTGATTGTCGCCAACCAATCCATTGAATGCTCTGATTGCGTGCTCTACCGTATCAACAAACTCTGAGCCGATTGGCTTCAAGACATTGTTCCAAATTGAGTCCCAAGAACTGGACATGTCTTTAAGATAGGATTCGGCCCTTGTGAAGAAGTCCATCCACCCAGAAGAAAACTCACGCCACCTAGAGGTGACCCGATCGACGAATCCGATTAGTTTGGGGAGATGTTCATTGATCGCCATGGCCATTGAGTCGAAGAATCGACCCATCAGCGAGCCACCATCGGCGGGAAGTAGTTCAGCAAACACGCTCTGAATGGTGGGAGCCACGCGCATCAGGAAGACTTGCATCTTCCGTTCTAGGGCATCCAAGGGGCCAACAAGTGACTCCAGGAGGGGCATGCCTAGTTGAGTCAACTGCTCCTTGATTCCCCTGAGTGCTCCCTTGAACTTGCCAACGAGCGTATTGTTGACGTTGTCTAGGGCGTCAGCAAAGGGGAGGAGGGAGTTGACCCTGCCTTCATTGAATGCTGTGAGTACTTCATCAAACGAGACCTTGCCTGAAGCAAGAGCCTTGTCTAGGCCCTTTGCGCCGCCATAAACCTCCTCAAACCCCTTCTTGAGGTCGGGCGACGCTTCAGCAATCTCCTTGAAGATGTCGGAGGTTACCTTGCCCTCTTTCTTGGCAAGCATGAACTGCGAAACAAGATCAACGAGCGCCTTGTTCGGGTCATTTGCCACGATGGCGAAGTTGCCCAAGGTCTTGGTCAGTTCCATGAACTGAGCGTTCACGCCCTGACCTGATCGGGCGGCTTCAGTGGACAGGCTAGACAGGGCCCCTGCAGAGAACATCCCTAGATCTTTGGAACCCTGCAGCGCAGAGACCTGAGATGCAATACTGTTGGCTCCGGTTGCAGCCTGACCACCGGCCTGCATAATCGGAGTGATCTTGGCGACATTCAATTGTCGAATCGCCGCAAGGGCGGTGCTCACTGCGGCAACGACTGTGCCTGCCGCCCACCCGGCCCCCACGCCTAGTGCCCTCATGCTTGCGTTGAAGCCCTTTGCGGCGTACTGCCCAGCCACCAGGGCTAAC